TCGTTGCAGAACTGAAGCTCCAGGAAGAACTCGGAGTCGTACCTCAGCCTGCTTCGATAGGGTTTAGGTCCACCCGGGCATTGCACAGTTCCACGGCCTGCCAGAACAGGGCGGAGACCTCCCCGCGGTTCCAGTTCTCCGCGGTCCACACCTCGGACCAGCCCTTGGCGTCGATGTCCGGCTCGACACACACAGCGGCCAGCAGGGCCGGTGCGAACGTGTCGGTGTTGAACGTGGAGCCGTTGACCTTCTGGTCGCTCGTCGGGGGGTGCTTGGTCAGCAGTGCGTCGTAACGCCTGGACCCGATCGAGATGAACAGGAAGCTGATGTCCGAGGCGTCCGGCCCGAACGGGGCGGTGAACTCCAGTCGGGTCGGCTTCTTCCCGAGCAGGTCTTCCAGGGTTGCGCGCTTGGGGGTGTCCGACCGTTGTTTGGTCGTCACCTGGGCTGATGCCATGGGGTTCCCTTCGATGCCCGACGCGAGACGCGCCGAGCATATCCGGGACTATCTGCACAAAGTCCACACCGGCATCAGGAGATCAGGTCAGAACCGAGTCCTCGCTCGGTTCGACAGGGACCGAGAACGTGGTGGTGAAGGTCTGCACGGTGTTGTTGGTCATGTTGGAGGCGGTGCGGCTGATCACCCGGATCGGCCAGACCTCCAGCTTGTCGCCCGCCACCGAGGGCTTGCCGCCGTAGCGCGAGACGAACACGCAGCCCTCCGTGGCACGGGGCAGCGTCTCCCAGGCGAGGTCGTCCTCGTCATCCCGATAGGCGTCCAAGGTCGCCGTCGCCGTGGTGGTGCCCGGGATCGAGGTCTCGAACAGGGTGGCGAGACTCGGTGTGGGCAGAGCACTGCCGGTGGCGGAGAAGTTCAGGCCGGAAATGTAGTCGGTCAGGTCGACCGCAGCCGTGACCTCGGAGACCGAGGGCTTCGAGAGGTCGGCAGGGACCGTGGGCGAGAACCCGATGTAGCTGTTCTCGTTCGGGATGAAGCGGGACATTGTCTACTCCTCGCTCTGGGCTAGCCTGCTGAGTCCAGTGTCTCGGCGCTGTCACTACGCGCCGAGACCCGCTTCACCGGCGCCTTGGCAGCCTTTTTGGCGGTCGACGTCGGTGCCACCCGCTTCACCGGGGCCTTCTTGGCGGGCTTCTCCTTGGCCAGCGACCAGCCGTTGCGCTCCCAGGCCTCCAGCGAGGACTCGTTGACGACGCCCTTCTCGCCGTTGGGACCGACGATGTGGACGGTGGGGATTGCCATCACAGTTCCTTTCCGATCCAGACGGTGAGCCCGTCCTGTTGATGCCAAAACGGCGGGTTGGTGACGCTGATGCGCTGCGGCTGCCCGATGCTGTCGTGGCGCACCTGGATGATTTTGTAGTCGCTGACGCCCAGTTGGATCTTGGTGAACCGCAGCGAGTCCACCGCCCCGCGCAACGTGTCGGCAGTCCAGCTGCACTGGTCGCGGCGGATGCCGAAGCACTCCACCATGTACGGCATCCGCCAGTCGGCCTGACTGTCGGACAGCGGGCCGTCGGAGCGGTCCGCTGTGAGTTCGGAGAGCACCGCGAACGGCTCGTAGGTGGCGCCGGGCAGGTTCGGCTGCCCGATCCAGGAGGCGTCCGGCAGTTCCCCGTCGCCGACGTCCGGCAGCAGGTCCCGCAGGGCGGTCAGCACCGCCGCAGTCAGCGGGGAGCGGGCCAGGGTGGTGGCCATCAATGCCCCGCCAGCTTGTCGACGACCTCGTCGGCCATTGACTGCGCCATGGCGTTGGCGATGACACTTGCGGTGTCGGTGGTGGGCTGGGTGAACGTCCGGCCCGAGAGCGCCTGCCGCAGGGCGGGCCCCGCCTTATAGGGCACCGCCGAGCCGGTTGACTCCATGGCCTTGCCCTGCGCGATGGCGTCCGACTTGGCCCGCGCTGCTATGCCGCCGGACAGCTGCAGATCCTTGATCAGGTCTTCGAGATCGTTCATGGCGTGTACCCCGTGCCCTTGCCGGTCCAGTACTCGCTGTACCCCCAGGCGACGCACTGCATCCGGCGGGCATCGCCGAACAGGCCGCCGCCCTCCACCTCGATGACGCGCAGCGCCACCCCGTTCATGGTCTGGTCGGCCCCGCCGTCCACCACTTCGATGACGTCGTCCTGCTGTGGCAGCGGCGAGGACCAGGGGATGGAGACGGTGACGGCCCGCTGGTCGAACTCGCCCGGACCCACCGAGATGCTGCCCTGCCCGGACACCAGGTGCAGGCGGGCGATGCCGGTGTAGACCTCGGTGGCCCCGGCCATGCCGGACACCACACCGGTGGCCGGGTTCAGCGCGCCCCGCCCGCCGCGGCGGATGGTGACCTGGCCGTCCATGTTGGATTCGGTGAAGGCCCGGACGTGACGGCGGGCGTCGTCGAGCAGGAACGTGCCGGGCCCGGTCATGGCGACTGCTCGATGTCTCCGTTGTTGGGCCCGTAGTAGCCGCCAGCGCCCGAGTAGAAGTACTCGGCGTTCCAGCCGCCGTCCTGACGGAAGGCCTCCGGGTTGTCGTTCATGCCGACACCGAAGTTCGGCGGGTCCACACCCGGCGGGGGACCCTCGTTGGCGAGGATGCCGCCCACGTAGGGGAAGGCACCGGCCTCGGTGAGACGCTTCTCCGTCTTGCGCAACTCGGCCGCCAGGGCGTTGTAACGCTGCTGCAGCTGATCGCCGGAGTAGGACACGCCGTCGGCGTTGATGTTGACCCAGCCGACGTACTTGGCGGCGATCATGTCGCAGCAGGCCGCGGCGATCAGCACCGGCGACACGGTGGTGTTACCGCTGGAGTCGTTCTCGTAGAAGCTGATGACGTAGGTGATCTCGGGGTCCGACAGGAACGGCGTCGCGCCGGTGTCCTGCGCCCAGAACCGAACCGCGTCGAGTTCGGAGTCGGAGGGGTCGCCGCTGTACGGCATCAGCCCTCCAGCGGCTCGGGAAGCTCGACGAGGATGGGCTCCTTACGGGCACGCCGCACACGGGGTGCCGGGGCGGGCTCGGCCTCGGAGGGCTCCTGCATCACCGTCGCCTCGGAGGCGGGCGGGTCGTAGGCCGCGACACCCAGCTGGGCGTAGATCGCGTCGGCCTGCTCCGGGCAGTACTTCTGGACGGCGGCCGACAGGTCCTTGAGGGTGGTGTCGACCTCGACCATCTCCCCGGCCCGGACCAGGGACTCCACCAGTCGCCAGGTGTGCGCCTCGGGTACCGGCTCCCCCGGCTCCCGGTACGTCGTACCGATCAGCAACCGGCGGCGAGCCTCGTAGCTTCTCACCGGTACCTCCTTTGGCGCACTCCGGGCCGCGGCCTCCCCGAGGGGGAGAAGGACGCGGCCCGGGGTACGTGCTGAGTCAGGAGACGACGCTGTTGTAGAAGATGCCGCAGTCCCGGCTGACCTGCTTCAAGGCGTATGCGGCCTCGCCCTCGATCCGGTCCGACTTGATCTTCGGGTCGTAGAAGTTGGACATCGAGAGCCCGGCGCCGTTGCCTGCGCCATATCCGCGCCAGTTGAACGTGTAGCCCGCGCTGGGTTCCAGCAGGGACGGACGGTCCGGCGCGTAGCCGATCAGCATCGACTTGCTGTTCAGGATGAAGCTGTAGGTCGCGGCGGCGTCCTGCGCCTTCGCGTCCGGGATCTTCGGCCCGGTGGCCTGGGATGAGTAGGCGATGTAGAGCTTCGGGATGCCCAGGAACTCCGCCACCAGGTCCTGCGTGACGACGCCCTTCTGGGTGTACTTGATCCTGTCCAGGATCGCCGGGTGGTTCTGTAGCGCCTTCCACACATCGGTGCCGAGCACCCCGAAGGAGACGCCGCGGCCCACCGACAGGCGGAAGGCGATCAGCCACGCGGTGGAGTCCTTCAGCGGGTCCGAGGAGGCCTGGTCCCACTGGACGAACTGGCCTGCCGTGGGGGCTGTAGTTACACCCGTGTACTCCAGGCCCCACACCCCGGTCTTGAAGAAGGTGCTGGCCCACAGCTGGTCCTTCTGCCGCAGCAGATGCTGCGTGACCAGGCGGGAGGCGTCCGAGTCCAGGTTCCAGTTGCTGTCCGCATTGGCCCTGGTCTGCGCGTCGATGTCGACGTGCGCGGCGTAGACGTCGCAGTAGAAGTTGTCGGTCTGGTTGGACCAGCCGATCCCAGCCGACTCGGTGCCAGGGGCACGCTTCTCGGCGTCGCTGCGCCGCCAGTCGGACTTCGAGTACTTCCAGAACACGTCCGAGCGCTTGTCGACCGGCAGGGCCGGAAAGACCTTGTCGGCGATGAAGTCGTTCGTGTCCTGGAAATAGGCGACCGAGACACCGGTCAGCGCACCGTCGATGTGGAGGTCTGGCCCTCCGGGCGTCATAGGCATGTCGGGCTACCTCTCAGATCCTGATCAGCACGGCGGCGAGGGCACCGGCGGCGCCCGCTTCGATGCAGGTCCCGAGGATCGTGTCGGTGCCCGGCGTCCCGACAATCCCGTTGCCGCTCGCGTCGGACTTGACCGGGTTCCCAGCGACCAGACCGCCCGCCCCGGCCATCAACAGGGTGACCCCCGAAATGGCGATGCTGGATGCCTCGCCGACCTTCTGCGGCTTGTTCTGCAGTACCCCGATCGCGTCGCCACCGGCGGCGGAAACGGAGCCTGCGATGTGGCTGCCGGTCACCTTCACGAAGGTGAACTGCTTGCCGAAGTTCGGGTCGGTGGACCCGGCCATGCCGGGAACGCCGGTGCGAATGCCGATGGAGGCATCGGCATCCAGCGAGATCCGGCGCTGGGTTTCGTCGTAGGCCATGACTCAGCTCCTCAGCGGTTTCGCTCTGACCGGTAGGCGTCGTACGCCTCCGGGTTGCTGTCGAAGAAGGCCGAGATGGCCCCGGCCTTGGAGAGCCCGCCGTCGGACTTGGAGACCTGCTCGTCCAGGAAGGCGTCGATCTGTGAGATCGGGTCGTCCGGGATGCCGGAGGAGTCGAAACCGGCCTCCATGTAAAGCATCTCGCCCGCGGCGGCCAGCGCCTTGTGGATGACGGCGCAGTCGTCGTAGGACATGACCTCGGCCATGCGCATGATGACGGGGCCGAGTTCCTCCGGGTCGATCGGCACGTTGTACTCGGCCGCCTTGGAGATGTACTCCCGCTGGAGGCGGAGGTCCCGCTCGCTCTTGGCGATCTCGGTTGCGTGGTTCAGCTGCGCCTCGGCGTACTCGGCACGCTTGCTCAGCGTGCTGAACGCCTTGGACAGCACCGCATCCCGGTCGTCCTCGCTGACCGCCTTGGCGAGTTCGGAGCGGATCCCGGCGACTACCGGGTCGAAGCCGAATGCCGACTTGCCGACCGCCACCAGTTCCCCGTCCTCGTCTTCGACGAGGTACTCGTCCTCGTCCCCGTCACCGTCGTCGTCTTCCTCGAAGACGATCTGGTACTGGTTGCCGTCCTCGTCCTCGATGACGTCACCCTCATCGAAATCGCTCAGGTCGACGGGGTTTCCGTACTCGTCGTAGAACTCCTCGTCCATCCCTACCTCCGAGTCGGCGCGCTTGGCGATCACGATCGCTGCCGGTGGGCAGGCTGCCCGATCGACGAGAGAGATCTCGTCAATCTCCATGTCCTTGACTATCTGGACTGGCCGCGGCATCTGTTCGCCTCCTTGGTTCAAGTCTCAGAGGCTTCGCAACACGCAGGGAAACGACTTCAGTTGTTGCGACGGCTCGCGCCGTACGCGGCACCACCACCGGCCAGACCGGCGCCACCGGCGCCGTACAGGACCGGCTTCACGCCGGGCACATGCGTGTACTGGCGGGCCAGTCCGCCCATGGCGCGCACGCTGTCGCCAGCGGTGTTCAACTGCCCGGCAGCCTTCGCACCACCGACGTAGGCGTTGGTGGTGGCACCCAGACGGCCCGGCATCTGCTTCAGGGTGGGCACGATCGCCTTCGCCCTGGCCTTCAACGGGCCTCCCACGTCGCCCGCGACCTTCTTACCGGCGCCGACCAGCGGCTTGAGCAGGTCGCCACCCACGCCCTTCTTGACCTGGCGGTTGTGGTAGGCGGCGTAGCCACCTGCGCCACCGGCCGCCGCGGCTGCGCCACCGGCGGTGTACAGGGCGGGCTTCACGCCGGGGACCTGCAGGGCCTGACGTCCGGCGTAACCGGCGGTCCGGACAGCGGCGCCCGGGGTTTCCATCCGTCCGGCCTTCTCCTCCCCGCGCACCGCGGCGTTGACCGTCCTGCCGACACGTCCCGGCATGGCGCGAACATCCCTGACCGCGCCACGGAGGGCATTCGGCACCTGCCGGTGCTTCCCGCCGCCCCGGAGTTCTGCAGCGGCGCTCCGGCCGACCACGCGGGCCTTCCTGGCCGCGACACGGGCGGGACGGGTGAGCGGCCGAACCAGATCGCCCGCCGCCGACTTGAAGATCCGGTCGTCTTCGACGCCGAACGCGCTCTTTGCCATGCCGTTTGCCTCTCCGCTCGGGTGTGACTTGTGCCAAGCCGTGATGGCGCCCGCTGCGCCCCCGGCGACGCCGATGGTTCCTGCTGCAACGGCGCCCAACTTGCCGTGGATGCGAGCACCTTCGTGACGCGAGATGTCCTTGATCGCCTGCCGTGAGGCAGCCAGGTTCTTGGGCTGCTGCCACACCTTCCAGGTGCGCTTCGGCTGGGGCATCGAAGACCGGATTTTCTGCGCCGCCTGGCCGTGATGCCGGGCGTACAGCGCCGCACCGGTCGCGCCTGCCGCACCTGCCGCGCCTGCACCGGCGCCGCCGTACTCGATGTCCTGGTCGGTGATGGCCTTGTAGACCTGGTAGACAGCCATGGCGACTCCTCTCAGTAGACGTAGCTGGCGCCGCTGGTGCGGTCGCGTTCGTGGAGCCCGTAGGCGGTGGCCCCCAGGGCGGCAGCAGCGGCTCCGGCCCCCAGGGCACCGCCGCGCAGCTTGCGGGCGGCGGTGAGCGACCTGCGGGATGCGTTTCCGGCCCTGACGGCGGCTTCGTGTGCGGTGATGTTGCCTTTGAGGTGGCCCTGGCCGGGGAGCTTGCCCGCGGGCACAGGTGGCGTCTTCTGCTTGAAGGTCGCCATCTGCCGTCCCTGACGGCGTGTCAGTACGGCGTTTTCGTGCCTTTCGACCTTCGCCTGGCCGGTGCCCAGGATGTGCTTCGACCTGCTGGCCGCACCCAGGCCGATCCCGGCGGACCCGGCCACCGCCGCACCGCCCGCAGCCGCACCCGAGTACAGGTTCTGGCGGCGGTGCCGCTGCGTCTCCGGGTCGTAGGCCTTCTGCACCCCCTGGGGTGACCTTCTGTTCTCCCAGGAGATCTGATTGCGCCGGACCCTCGTCGCAATCCGCGTCAGCTTGCCAGGGTCGGGCTTCAGGTGACCTTGCTTCACGTTGTGCTGCAGCCCCATCAGCGCACCGAAGGTTCCACCACCGGCGCCCAGGGCGGCGGCCGACGGTGCGAACCTGCCCCTACTCAAGGCCATCCCGGCCGCAGTACCGGCGAGGCCACCCAGCGCCGCCCCGCCGCCCTCGTTGGCAGCGGCCCGGAGCTTGTGTCCCGGCTTTCCAGCGACGGCGCCATGGATTGCGGGGAAGCTGGCCGCCGTGTAGATCCGTCCCGGGCTCGCCTCGCCCCGTGAGGGGATCGGCTTGCGCTCCTCGTCGGTGACCGGACCCGACGCCTTGCCAACTACCTTCCTGTCCTGCGCCTCCCCTGCTCGCCGCAGGTGCCTGCGCTGCACGGCGGCACCGCCCCGGCGGGCGCCTGCGTAGGTGGCACCCGTCAGGGCCGCACCGGCGAGACCGGCACCGATCGCCGCCTGGCGCTTCGTGGGCACCAAGGCGTTGATCTTGCCGGTCGTCTCGGAGAGGTTCCTGGCGCTGTCCTCGGCGTGCTGTCCGGCCGCCTCGGCGTGCTGTGCGGCCGACGCCGAGGCCCTCTCCGCATGGGCGGTGACCTGGCGGACGTTGCCGTAGATGCCTTTGCCCGGGAACTTCCAGGCCTTGGCGAGCCGGATGTCTTCGACGCCGAACGCAGACTTGACCATCGGGATGTTGCTCCCCTGTAGCTGGTTGCGGATGTGCTTCTGGGCGCGGGGGATCACACCTCTGGCATGCCAGTCCTGGGCGAGTCCGGCACCGGCGGCAAGCAGGCCGCCCGCGGCGAGCACGGCACCGGCCTTCCCTGCGGTGTGCTCGAACCTCTCCGCCCGGCGGGTCACCTTGGCCGCATGCTCCGCCTCGGTGAGCTTTCCGCTCTTGGGGGTGACCAGGCCGACCGTGCCGGGGGCCATCTCCTTCCCGCGGGTGGCGATCAGGGCGCCGACACCGGCGGTGGCCAGTCCGGCCTTCTCGCGGTTGCGCCCCCTACGGGCCGCACGGTTGTCGCCGGGGTAGTCGTAGTCGGCCGGGCGGAGGGAAGGGATCTCATCGCCCTTGCTGACGGCCTTGGGGGCGTTTCCGGCGGCCAGGCCTTCCACGTACTGACGGTGCTGCTTGACGTCGAACAGGACCCCCTCGTTGTGGGCCGCCGTCTGGGCTCTGCCGACATGGTGCGCCATGTGCACCAGACCACCCGCGGCGAGCGCCCCGCCGCCCATCACGCCCGCCATACCGGCGCGGGGGAGGTGGTACAGCGTCAGGCCGCTGCCACCGGCGATCAGACCACCGGCAACAACCGCGGCGCGACCCTGCTTCGCCTTCTTCGTGTGGTACTGGCGCGACACGTCGGCCGTCTTGATGGCGCGGTTCAGGCCTGCCGAGGTGTTCAGGGTGTTGATGTCGATGTCGCTGTTCGGAGCCTTCTTGGAGAGGTCGTTGCGTTCCACGCCGAAAGCGTCACGCATGGCGCACCGTCCTTGTAGCAACGAGGCGGACCGCTGACTTCTCGACGGGGTCCGCGAGCAGCCGGGCGCGGCCTATCGGGCCCACACCGGTGGACCGCTTCGCCTGATTCTTGACGTGCTCGTTGTAGAAGCTGCCGGGACTGTCGGCCTCCACCGCGGCCTGGCCCATCGACGGCTTGGCCTTGTAGGTGTACTCGCTGCCGTTGCGCATCCGGTAGACGAGCCGCCGGGTCTGCTTCTGATAGCCGACCTTCGACGCCATCGACGAGGCAACCCGGTGCAGCTTCACCGCGGGCGGGTGCACGGCCTGGCCGACGCGCTCCCCCAGGCCCCGCGCACTACGCCGCGCCTCGTCCTTGACCCTGTCAACCGACGTGTCGTCACGCTTTTCGATCGCCCATCGCAGGACCTTGCCGGGCAGCGGGTACTTGTCCTCCAACATCTGTCCCGAGATGCCGACCCGCTGGATGGTCCGCTTCACCGGGTTCATCGCGTTGGTGATCTTCGACGAGGAATGCTTCGGAGTGGTCAGGCTCCACGGGGTCTTACGAGACTCGGCGACCCGGTGCCTCCCACCGCCGTAGACGGTCCTCTCGGCCGTACTGCGGGGGGTGCGGTGCCGACCGATGTAGGTGTCGTCGGCCTTGGCGAGGTGCTTCGGCCCGACCGGTCCCCACGAATGTTCCGACTTCCGCTCGATCTGACGCCACTTGTTGGTCTCAGTGGAGGCCTGATGCCTTGCACCGCCAGGGTTGACCGCCATCAGGCGATGCCTTCCAGGCGGCTTCGGCAGGGCCCTCGGACCGGCAGTGGGGATGGGCCCCTTACCCAGGAACCGGAGCACCGGCATGTCGGCCTTGGTGAGCAGCATCGCAGGTATGCCGTGCAGCCCGGGTGGCATGCCCGCGTCCATGCTGCCGAGGTAGTCGTTGACGCCAGCGATCTTGTCGGCGTGCAGGTGCAGCAGGCCGCGCACCTTGTTGGCCCGCCTCACGCCGGGGTCGGAGGAATGCCTCGGACCGTAGGCGATCCGGTGCAGGATCGGCTTGGCAGCCGCCTCGCCCGGCGCACTGTGCGCGCCCTTGGCGACGCTGTTGGCGATGCGGGCCGCGGAGCCTTTGCTGTGGCCCTTGCGCCGCAGCGCGTGGTAGGTGTCCCAGTCCTTGACCTCCGGCCCCATCTTGGCGACCGTGGTGCGCGTACCGGTGCCGTGAATGGAGAAGCCGGTGCGTTCGCCGGACTTCACCATCGCCCACTGCGCGTCGTCGTTGACGTGGAAGCCCACCCACCAGCCGATCGGCAGGGCGTCGGGCGGCAGGCCCATCTTGGACAGCTTCTCCGGGGTGACGACGAAGGACTCGATCAGGTCGGAGGTGTGCTTCGGGGAGTCGTAGGCCTTCGCTACCCGGGCGTGCATGTCGCCGCCCTTGCGGGACTCCAGCACATAGCGGTAGGCGGCCTTCTCCGTCTCCTCGATGGGGACGATGTCGCCCTGCAGGTCCAGCACCGGCCTGCCGCCCATCGAGGACACCGACGCCCAACCGAACACCTGACGCTTGTCGGCGTCGACCTTGGAGATGGTGCCGGTCCAGGTGACCGACTTGCCGAACAGGCGGCCCGGTGCGGTGGGGGTGATGCTCGGCCTGCGCGCCCGCAGGCTCGGCACCCGCGCACCCATCGGGTTGAGCGGCCGCAGCCGGAATGCCTTCGCAACGCCCGCGGGCTGCACGCCCGGCTTCGGCTGCTTGTTCAACGCCTGGATCTGGGCCCGGGCACCCAAGGTGTCGCCCAGCAACTCCACGCCGTGTAGGGCCAGGGCCCCACCGCCCACCACCGCGGCGGCCTTTGCCGGGTTGAGACGAGTCACCCTAGCCACGGCCCGGGTGACCCGCCCCGTCTTACCGGCCACGGCTTCGCCAGAACGGACCTTGTTCTCTACCGTGGTGGCCTTGATGGCGTGCAACCCGGCCACACCGGCCAGGCCGGTGGACGCCAGGCCCACACCGGCCAGGACCTTCTCGCGTCGGGCCTTCTTGGCGTTGACGTCCCCGTCGATGTGCACATCGGGGCTGTCCGACATGAACTTGGCGAGTTCACGCGGGTCGACACCATCTCCGTAGATCGCCTTGGCGATCTCGGCGAACACCGGCGACACCGGCATGCGTGGCATACCCCCAGTCTCGGAAGGCCCGCTAGACGCGGGGGTCGGGTCGCACCTTGACCTCACGGAGCCCGATGATCCCCGGAGGGGCCTGCGAACCGAGTTCGCCCAGCGCCGATCGGTAGCGCACCCAAGCGGTCTGGTACCTGCCGGTGAGGTCGTGCTTGCGGTTGACGTCGCGGGGGGTGAAACCGCCTGCGAAGCTGATGAAGCTGGGTATCTGGGCGTCGAGCAGCGCCTTGTAGCCGGGCCGCATGTCCCGCCACTCCCGCACGTTGTCGATGATGTCCCCGGCCTGTGCGACCACCTGCTGACGCTTCCCCTCCTGCGACATGGGCAGGTCGTCGACGTCTCTCATCATCTGGCGACCGAGTTCGACAAACACCTGCGGCTTGTGCCAGACCGCGTAGTCGCACATGGCCTCGATCGCGCTGCCGTCGTACTTCTCCGGGTGGTGCTCATAGTTGGCGGTGTTCTCGGTGATCTCTTTCTTGATCGTGTCGAGGGACGCCTTGTCGGAGAATCCGGCCCACTCCCCGAAGGTGTGGATCTCGGCGGGCGTCATCTGCTGCAGCACCTGTGCGGTATGCGCCAACGCGGTCGACCACAGCGAATGCATGACGTCGGAGATGTCCTCCCAGCCCTTCGGGTCGACGTAGGGCCGCGACTCCACGTCCACCCCCCACGGGTCGGGCGCCCGATGCGTGCCGATCTGCGCACCCTGGGCGTTGCGACCTTGGGCCAGGTGCAGGCCGATCTCACTGAAGTCGATGGGCTCCCCGTAGGCGTCCCCGGCGTTGGCGAACTCGCCACCCTTTCCGGTGAAGTAGCCCCCCAGGCTGGCCACCGGGACGTAGTGCTTGTCCAGGTGCCGTTCCCTCGGGTCCTCCTTCAGGTCCTCCGGCTCCACATCGCCGGGCTGCTTGCGCATGAAGTAGACGTAGTTCTGCTGCTTCGGCTTGGCCTCGGCGAACAGGTCCTCCCCGGCAGCAGAGAAGTCGGCCTGCTTCTGCGACGGCCCGGCAGCGGCGAACGGGTCGGTCTTGGTCCTGGCCGCGGCGAACGGATCACCCCTGGCGGCAGCGAACGAGTCCCTCCGGGCGGCGGCGGCGAACGGGCCCGCGCCTGCGGCGGCGAACGGGTTGGCCCTGGCCGCGGTGAACGGATCGACCTGCGGCCTCTCCTCGGCGATCTGGATCCCGGCCAGCGGATCCTTCTCCTTCACCCTCTCCTTCACCGGCTTCCCGACCGGACCGCGGGTCCACTTGCCATCACTGTCGCGGCGCTCCTGTGGGTCATAGGCCTTGGCGACGGCATCTCGGGCGCCGTCCCAGGCCTTGATCTCGGTGCGCGCCAACGTTTCTGCGTACGCGAGTGTGGTACGCACAGCGGTGCGGGCGAGGGAGTCGGGAGCCGCGCCCGCACCACTGGCGTTCGGGGTCGGCATGGCCCCGCCTAACAGGCCGCGCAGCCTGCGGGCGTCCAGGCCGTACCCGGCCAGGACCCGCTGCCATGCAACCTCGGGATTCCAGCCACGATCGAGGAGGACGTCCATGCCGACGGCCAGACCTTTCGCCGCTGAGTCGGACAGCAGGTTGGCCAGCTGGTCGGCGTACTCCTCGGCTGCGAATCCGGCCAGATGTGCCGATGCACCTTCGACCAGCTTCAGCCAGTGGGGCAGACACCGGTTGAACGTCGTCTTGGCCTGCGCCTCGATGCGACCCACCTCGGGCCGCTGCTCCTGCAGGTGCTGACGCACGACCTGCCACATCGCCAGGATCGACGCGGCCAGGTCGTCGTCAACGGCGGTCGTCACGGACCAATCCGCCTGCGCGATGGGTTCGCGTCATCGTCCGCGTCGACGACGTTCTGGCGGTACATCTGCCCGGCCTGCTGGAGGTACGGGGCCAGCGCATCAGGGTCGTTCGGGTCGATCTTGTCCTGGACGACGACCGTGACGTTGGGCTGGGGCAGACGCTGGGTGGGCGCAGGTGCTGGTGCGGCACGCTTGGCACGGTCGTGCAGCCGGTTCAGCTGGGTGCCGCGCATGAACCCTTCGGCGGTTTCGAGGACCATCTTCTCGTCGTCCGGTCCGACGTTCCCGCTGCGATAGTCCTGCAGGTACTTCCCGTGCATGGTCCGGAGCGACTTCTCCGCGGTGCCGCGCTGGGTGACGAAGTTGGGATCGTCGACCTCCTTGGGTAGCCATCCGGCGCCGATGAGTGGGGCAATCACCGGATCGGTGCGATAGACGTTCGCAATGTGTTCCGGGGTGGGCTGCTGTGCGGCGTCGTAGGCGATGGGGTCGGCACCGGGGAAGTTGTGGTCCTCGTGCAGTTCCATCATTCGCAGAGGTAGGGCCTTCGGGAGTTCCTTCGCTGCCGCACCCCTGCCACCGCCGAGATACTCCTGCTTGATCCCCGGATCGACGGCGACCGGGGGGTTCGGTCCGGTCGCCAGGGCGAGGACGTGATCCATCAGGGCGCGGGTCGCCGGTGCCGTCGCCGGGTTGGCGAGGTTTGCGGCATGGGTCTCCTTCGGGGTCTCGAAGAAGGTCTTGAAGCCCGCATAGTGCCCCCCGACAGGGAAGTACTGGTCGGCAATCGCGGCTCGGATGGGGGTGTTGCTCACCTGGATGGCGGCCTGGTTGTCGGCAGTAACCACCGCACCGTCTGCGAAGTTCTCCTGGTCCCGCAGGTGGTCCAGCATGTTCATGTCGGCGGCGTAGCGGGCCTGTTCCGCGGCCCGCTGAGCGGTAGGCGATGCAGCACGAGCACCGCCAGCGGCGGGCGCAGCAGCGCCAGCACCAGCACCAGCAGCAGCAGCGCCACCGGCCACCGGACGTGCGACAGCATGCTTGGGGGCTTTCGCGCCGCCGTGCACCCGGCGGTTCTGGTAGCGGATCGTCTGCGCCGACACCTTGCCGCTGTGCGTGTCGCCGACCTCGCCGAACACGTCCATGGAGAAGTACCCGGCCTCGGCCTTCTCCGGCCGGTTGTGTCGGGGCTGCACGTAGCCGGTGTCGGGGGTGTTCTTGTGCGACTTGGCCGAAGGTTCCAAGCCGAACGCATCGGCCCACGGCTGGAACTTCACGCTGGCGATGTAGTAGGGGAACTGCTCCTGCAGGGCGTGCAGGGCGTCGTCGTATCCGCTGCCGTTCAGCGCCAGCGGGTGCACGCGCTGGATGTTCGCCTGCCGTGCCTTGTCCAGGGCGAGGTCCAGGCCCTTCAGGTTGCGCTCGCTGTTGGGCAGTTCCGCGACGATGTTGCGGATGCTGGCCTCGTCGTCACCTGGAACGATCAACCGCTCGGCCGCCAGGGCCTTGTAATGCTCCGGGCCGCCCTGTATCCGCTGGCCGCCCATCGTGTCGTTGAGGGCGAGCTTGGCCGCCATGGACGTGGCGGCACGGCTCGTCAGTTCCTCGGGTGTCGACCAGCCCTTGTTGCCGTCGTCGTAGCGCATGCCCAGCTGGTCCATCCATTCCCGGGCCGTCTCCCCCCTCTCCTCCCTGGACAGGATGGGATCCACCCGCTCGCCCTGCACCCGGCGCCTGACCTCGTCCTTGAACTCCTCGGAGTCCGGCGGCATCCGGGTCTCCCGGCCCACCTGGTCCCTGATCTCGGCGCGACGGGAGCCGGAGATGTCACCGCGGCCCACCTTGCCGCTGCGCAGCGCATCCAGCAGCTGGCCGTAGCGGCCCACCATCCGGGCAGCCTTGTCGTTGAACCGGCGGCCGCCGCGCAGGTTGCGGTCGAACTCGACGTTGTAGACGCCGTTGTGGCTGACCACCGTCAACTTGCGGGCACCGGAGATCAGACCGGTGTACAGGTCCTCGGTGGTGGGGCCGCCGAAGGTGCGGGTGCGGATGTAGTCGCCGCCCTTCAGCGACGCCAGGTGCTTGAGGTTGAACGGCAGGTACCAGTCATCGGCGTAGCCGACCGACTGGTGCTGCAGTGCACCCTCACGGGTGATGACGACACCCTCGCTGGGCGGGATCACCCCGGAGCGGCGCTGCAGTTCGTTCAGGTCCGGGTTGGGGAGGTGCTCGCGGAAGTAGTTCAGCACCTGACCGGGATCCCAGCCGATCTCCCGCTTCTCCGGGTCGGTGCCCCGGATGTGCCCACCCTCGGTGCGGGTGATGGTGGCGCCCCGGATCATGCTGCCCTCGGTGGCGGTCCGTCGGACGCCGTTGTGGCTCTGATCCCTGGAGGTGCGCTTGACCGCACCGAAGGCGTCCAGCAGGGCCCTGTCCGGGGTTCTCTCCGTGCCCCGGTAGCGGTAGGCGGTGCGGTCGGCGATGGGGCCGATCACCTTCTGCGCCTCCGGGCCGAACTGCCCGACGTGGTTGGCGACCTCCAGGGCGTACTGCAGCTTCAGCGGGGCGTTCGGACCCAGGCCTTCCTGCAGCAGCTTGGTGCCGTGCTGCAGATGTCCGAAGGCCCGACTCGTCGCCGAATAGGGCTCGTTGCTGCCCGGCGCGTATTCCGCACCTTCTTCCGCGGCGAAGGTGTGGAACGCCTGGCCGGGCTTGCTGGCGGTGACGCCAGCGAGCCCCCGGGCGTTGTAGGCGGCCCCAGGTTGCGATGCGCCGATGCCCTGCAAGCCCATCATCATCGCGGAGGCCGGGGTGACGCTCGGCTGGACCGTGACGCCTGCCCCGACGACCCGCGAGTTCGCCTTCAGCTGGTCGTGGAAGGCCCCCATCTTGCCGTCCTTGTCGACATGGACGACGTGCTCGACCTGGGTCCCGTCCCCGTGCTCGATGTTCAGGTGGAGCATCGGGTTCATGCCCGCGCCCGAGTAGGGATGCAGCATGTCCCGGACCTGTTGGTATGCCTGCTGGTAGTGGGACAGGTCCTTACCCTGCAGGTTGGCCTTCGGGACGCCGTACGCGGCCTTCATGGCGTCCTGGTCCTTGGCGGGCATTCCCTCGTGGGTGACGATCTCCTTCGGTCCCTCCGGGGCGAAACGGCCCTGGATGCGCCTACGGCTGGAGGCGTTCTCCTGCGAGTACTTGGACCGCTGTCCGAACGACCAGTCGAACGCCTTGCCGATCTCCACCAGGCAGGCGATCTCGTGGGTGTTGTCCTCCCCGCGGCGCTGCTTGGCCACGGCCTGGCGGCTGTAGTACCGGCGCAGCCGATCCGCCCGGTCGGCCGCACCAGCCTCGGCGGCCTTGGCGAGTTCCACGTAGTTGTGCCAGTAGTCGAAGTTGTTGCAGGCGGCCAGGACGATGTTGCCGAACAGCTGTGACTCGCCCTCGTCCATCGCGGCCATCGCCTTATAGATGACCTCGGCGGCCTGCCGGTTGAACCCCCGGGGCTGCCCGCCCCACGGGTCGTGGCGAACCAGGGTGGCGCGTGTCATGACTTCCCCTTCTTCGCCGGGGCCTTGCCGTTGGTCGCAGCGGTCTTCTTCGCTTCGGCCTTCTTCGCGTCGGCGGCATCCTGGCGACCAGCGACGAACTGGGCGCCCTTCAGGTCCTGGTCCTGTGCCGTCCCAGCGATCTGCTGCTCGCCCTGCGCGGCCTGCTGCTCCATTTGCAGGCCCTGCATCTTCATCTGCGCCAGTTGCATGACGGCCTGGTCGCGGGCCGCCTGGTCGTGCGCCGCGGTGATGTCCGGCCCCTGTTGCGGCAGCCGGGCCGCGTCGCGGATGAACTTCTCCAGTTCGCCGTCGGGGAACCAGGTCATGCCCGCCGAGGCGGTGGACATGATGAACTGCGCCAGCTGCGTCAGGTCCGGCGGGTCGACGTCACTGGGCACCAGCTTGGGCAGCTTCTCCGGCTGGATGCCGTTGAGCTTGAGCAGCTGCGGGATCGCCTTGCGGTTGATCGGGTCGGCGATGGCCTTGGCGATGCCGTTCACACCGGTGCGGAAGATCCCCGACTTGTCGGTGTGCAGGGCGTAGGAGCCGCCGTTGTTCTCGTGCCCGGTCATGATGAAGTCGGCCATGACCGACATCAGCATCCGGGTCTCGTAGCGCTCGATGATGCCGTCGATGTTGAACTGGCGGGACCCGCCGGAGGCCAGCAGCTTGAAGTCGTACTGCAGGTTGCGGTCGTCGTCGTAGGACAGCGGCCACACCAGTCCGTCCTGCTCGTTGCGACGAACCGCCGTCACGGCCTGCTTCACGGCCTGCAGCATCTTGGCCTCGTCGCTGCCGGGCCGCGGGTTCAGCACGTTGGGCGGCACGTAGGCGACCGGCAGACCGGCCAGGTCGCGCTCGGCGCCGATGGCCTCGATCTCCTCCAGGCGCTTGATCATGAACCAGGGCCGGTAGGCGGTGCGGAGCAGCGACTTGCCCTCGGGCGAGCCCTTGTTGACCTGCGGTCGGAACAGCAGGCACCGCTTCATCGGCAACGTGATGCGCTGGTAGCGGGGTGCGGGCATCTGCACCATGGCCAGCACTTCGCCGGTTTCGCTGAACACCCAGCGCAGCATCGAATCCTGGGTGCGTGGGGAGAACTTGCGCCACCCCATGCGCCCGTCGGCGTGCTTGGAACGGTTCATCGGGTTCGGCGCCCACATCCCCATGCGGCGCTTGTAGACGATCTCGTTCAGGGACCAGCCGTAGGTGAGGCAGGTGCAGGCCTCGGAGACGACGTCGGCGAACCCGACGTCCAGGTCGTCCAGGCATTCCTCGACGAACTCGGCGATGGCCTTGTCGTTCGGGTCATCACTGGCCGGTTCGACCCGCCACTCGATCTGGCGCAGCAGTTGGGTGACCGTGTACAGCCAGGCCCCCAGCACTGGACTGTTCTCGGACATCTCCCGGTAGACCTTGATGGCCTGCCGTCCGCGCAGCTGCGGCAGGAACTCATCCTGGACATATCCACCGGAGCGCTTCAGCCCGGTACGGCCGACCTCCAGCTGCGGCGGGAAGTTCTTGATCTCGTCGCCGAGGTCGGCATCAAGGATCTGATCGCCCGCAAAAGGTCGGGTCACTTCGGAAGCCTCCTCATGGCCTGATTGTCACCGGGGGTTCACGACGCACTAGACGACGAGACTCATCGGCTGCAGCGGCTCCGATTCCAGTTCGTGCGCCACGTCCTTGGTCAGGTCCGGCACCAACTCGCCCTGCTGCTCGCCCTCGATCTCCTTCTGCAGATGCCCCAGCGGGTCGGTGCGCTTCACCGTCACCGGCCCGGCCTGGCCGGTGAACCGCTTGGCGGCGTACTCGGCCAGTGCGGCGGCGCACACCGTGTCCGGCAGGTGGTAGTCCTCCTTGTTGGAGTACAGGTCGCCGGTACGGCAGTACTTGTGCTCGTAGAAGACGGCCGGGATGCGCGGGATACGCCAGGAGCCCTTCTCGATGGCGTTGACGTAGTCGGACAACAGCTTGGCCCGCTTGTCCCCGGTCATCGGGAACGGCCTGGCCCGGACGTCGAGGTAGTCGTTGACGACGTTGCCGAGGCCGGTCGAGTCGTGCCACACCCCTTTGACGGGCACCCGGTAGTACCGGATCGCCTTGTTGAGGAAGCCGATCATCTGCGGATAGGGGCGACGGTTCACCCGGAGGAAGTAGACCAGTTGCCGCTTGTCACCGTCCATCCGAGCCACCCAGATGACCGTCTTGTCCTGCTCCTTGGCCCAGTCGGCACCGGCGATGTAGTCGCCCAGTCGCTCCCGCTCGGCGAAGCGGTACTCCTCGAAGTCTTTGCCGACCTTGTGTTCGATGTAGCCCTTGCCCTGCCCGATCGGGTCCTCCGGCTTGAACTTCAGGCTGAACGCCGCCTCCACCGCGTCGGAGTCGAAGGCCCGGTTGCCGATGCTGGGCTCGCCGAGGTCGTACTCGATGCGGAACATCTCCGTCGAGACGCTGGCGCGCTTCTCCTCGATGGTGGCCTCGGTCAGCCAGCCGTCCACCAGGTTGGCACTCTCGCGGTAGCACCACTTGTAGACCGGCTGGTGGGCCTCCTCCGCCCGCCGCAGGATCTCCGTGAAGGTGCCGTCGCTGTTCTGCCAGGTCGAGGACACGACGGTGAAGGTGTCGACGGTGCGGCCCAGGTAGTTCTTCTGCGGCATCGGCTGGCCCAGCGCCGCGTCGTAGACCTCCTGCTCCATCTCGTCGGCCTCGTCGCACAGGAGTATCGAAGGGTGCGGCCCCCGGACGTTGCGCTGGGAGGCGGGCAGCGGGCGGATGCGCCCTGCGTTGGTGAGCTTGATCTTGGTGGCCGTCTGGTCGACGGTCATCGAGTCGGGGATGCCCTCGTACTCCATCGCCCGGGTCATGTACTCGTGCACGTTGGTGGACTGCGCGAGCGACCCACCGAGGATGGTGATGTCCGCACCGTCGATGTAGGCGAACGTCAGACCCAGCGTCGACATGGTGTAGCTCTTGCCTGCCAGGCCACGCGAGGCGTGCCACACCGCCCGGCTGATCGGTCCCTCGTAGCCGGGCAGTGTGCAGGTGCGGAAGTAGGCGTCGGCGAAGGCGTCGAACGGGGCGCAGTGGTCGGGGCACACCCGGGTGCGGGGGATCGTCACCCCGAACAGGACCTTCACCGCCCACCACAGCTGCTCCCGGTCGGTCGGCGGATACGGCAGGATGATGCGGCGCATCAGGCCTCGTCCTCGTCCTTCGCCTTGTCCTCGGTCACCAGCGGGACCGACAGTTTCCCCTCCAGGTGCGCGACCCGTTCGGCCAGCGTCGACACCCGTGCCCCGGTGTGCAGGACAGCCCGGGCGGTGATGATCCAGCCGATGAGCACCAGCGACACCGAACCGGCCCAGGCGACGATGTCGGGAGTCGTCACGGCCCACCTCCCCCTTGATCGTCCCCGGGGAGGCACGACGCTAGAAGCTGACGGCGATGTCGCCCACCGCCACCCGCACCTGGCCGTAGGGCGCGGTCGTCAACGGTGTCGCCAACTGGATGACGTAGATGGCGTGCCCGCCGGACAGGGCCGTCCACACCGCGAAGTAGGGGATGGCGGCCGGGAGCAGGCCGGTGAACACCTGGGCGTTGACGCTGACCTTGGACCGGCTCGCCGACGCCGCGAACGAGATCGGCTGACGTGCGTACCCGCCGCCCACCAGTTCGGAGGAGGGGCTGCCCAGCGGGCTGGGGTCGTCGGTGTTCAGGCCCAGCCAGGTGGGCGCCTGCAGGGCCGCCTCCAAGGCGGTGTTGGCGCCCCAGTTGGTCAGATAGCCGACGACCGTGGGTGTGGTCATCCCTCGCTCCCGGTGATCTGGTGGAAGAGGCGGCCCATGAAGTAGACCGTCTGCGGTGCGGGGCTCGGCGGTGCGGCACCGGCCGGGATCTGACAGAAGAACATCGCCCAGACCTGCAGGGCGTCGTCGCTGACCGTGCCGACCGGGGCCTGCGGGTCGTACTCCAGGTTGTTGTTGTCGGTCTTGTCGTAGTTCCAGGACAGGGCGTCCACCAGCAGTCCGGTGGGCTGGCCGCCGTCGGCCTCGCTGCCCGGGGAGAACCCGGCGCCGTTGTAGTGGGTGTTGCTCCGGTTGCCCCAGCCGACGATCAGGCTCTGCGGCGGCCCGAGCGTGGAACCGGGCGGCCACTCCTGGCCGGTGGAGGGGTCGACGGACTCGAAGGCGTTGTCGATGAACGGGTCGGGCCCCAGCGCCGACGTGCCCTCCGGCATGTCGTCGGTGGTGACGTCCAGGTTGTAGATCGAGACGTGGTAGCGGGTCTTGAGCACGTTGCCGTACTTGTCGTAGAGGGCGAACTCGGTGCGGCTTATAGCGCCCTTTAGCGAGACTCGGATCGGGATCGGCCCCGCCCAGCAGCCTTCGTTGGTGGAGGCCTGCGCGGTGACCTTGACGTAGTACTCCGGGTAGTACACCGGGGGCCGCAGCTTGGTGAAGGCCGCGTAGGGGAACAGCAGGTTCGCGGGCCGGGCGACGTGGAAGTCGCGGGAGGGCCGCGGCACGTAGCCGCACCCGGCAGTGTCGTCCCACGGTGCCTGCATGTCGGGCACCTGGACGGACTGCTTGTTGACCTGCAGCATCTTGACCGGCGTCAACGGGTCCCGGGTGCGGTTGATGGCCTCCTGCACGGTGAGCAAGTCCCGGTAGCGGGTATCGACGGTGAGCGTCACAGTCCCGGCCTCGGGCGACACGCTGACCTCGGCGATGTGGAGCCGAACACCTCTGACACCTGAGCCCAGGAAGCCTTGGAGCACCATCGTCATCCCCGCCCTGACCTGCCAGCGCGACAGGCTGGCGCTGGGATCGGTGGCCAGGGTGACGCTGCCGGTCCAGCCCGGGTCCCGGTCGCGGGCCAGGAAGATCTGGGCCAGGCCGGTGGCGTCGGCCTGGCTGATGCCGGACTCGAACTTGGCGTTCACCTCGGTGACGAAGGCACCGGGCACCAGCAGTGGGTTGCTGTCGTAGGGCCAGACCGCCGGGTCCGCGGCCAGCGGCGTGTAGTCGGTCCGCGTGCCGTCCACGCTGATCTGGTTGTTGTTCCAGACCACGCCGTGCAGGTCGGTGCCCTGGCCGTAGATGACGTTCCCGGCCTGGGTGGAGTCGCCGGACATCTGCACCTGCACCCCGGGGGTGCCGACCCAGACGGAGAAGTCGGGGGGCCGGGACCGGGCCCGCACATACAACTGCGGTTGGCGGCCCATCGCGCTGTTGATCGTCCACGCATCGCCGGGCTGCACCGCGTCCCCATCACCCGGTCGGGTGATCATGCTGCCGAGCATGTCCTGGATGTAGCTGGTCAGCGAGGCGTCCCATGAGCCGGTGGAGCGAGACACGTACTCCGTCCAGTTCGCACCCGAAGGGATGACGGGGGCGTAGACCGCTGGGCTGGCGTCGGTGTACGGCGGTGCGGTGCGGGTCCAGCCGTCCGGCCAGATGACCTGCAGCGGCTGGGTGCGCAGGTTGGGCCGCCTGGTGTGGTCGAACTCCTGCGCGATCAGCGCCTCGATCGGCCACGGCCGGGCCGGGTAGAACGGCTTGGACTGGTAGCGGTCAAGCTGGAAGGTCGCCCCCTGGCACTGCACCTCGAAGCCGTCGTCGGAGAAGTCCATGGAGGCGATGAAGCCCTCCCAGACCTTGATCGCCCCGGCGTAAGGGTTCTGCACCGACCTGGTGTTGGTGATCGGGTCGAACACCCTGTCGGCGGGGGCGGTCGCACCGTCGGCGGGGATCGAGGGCGACCAGTAGACGTCGATGTCGGAGAAGAAGCGCAGCCAACGGCGCAACTCGATGGAGGTCGGGTCGTCCATCAGCGTGATGCCACCGAACTTCAGCACCGCGGTGGAATCACCGAACGGGTCCGCGTTGGAGTAGCTCTCCAGCACCGTCTGCACACCGCGCACCTGCGTGATGTCGACGTTGGCACCTTCCAGGCCGTGACCGGTGGCACTGATGAGGAACCGGCCCGATCCGGGCCGGTCCTCGGAGAAGGTCCAGAGACCCATCACTTGCCCTTGTAGGCGTCGAACTTGAACGAACTGGACAGCTGCGCGTACTGGTCGGCCATGTCGGACTCGGTCAGCGCCCGGTGCCAGAAGCGCATCTCGAAGACGTACATCTCGCAGCCCAGGTCCGGCGACAGCCACCCGTTGCGCCGCCCCAGGACGTAGTACCGGTGCTGGAAGCCGGTACCGCCCGCCACGGTGCCGTGCACCACCTGGGCGATGTCGGTGCCCTTCACCCACAGCATCGACTTGTTGCCGTTGTAGACCATCCCGTACATCCGTGGGGCCAGCAGCAGCGCCTTCGGTGGCAGCTGGAAGAACACCCCGTAGCCCTGGTTCTGGTTGACCGCGGTGTTCATCGAGGCGGTGGTCTGCCCGGCGACGCTCAAGGTGGTGCGGTAGGCCAGCCCGTCGTTGACGGTCAGCGGGTCGCCGAGCATCGACTCCTTGTAGGCCGGGGCGCCGGGGATGGTGATCGGGTTCTTGCCGCTGTCCAGGATGGTGTGCAGGCTGTTCGCGTCGTCGCACTGCATCGCCACGATGACCCAGGTGAACGGCTGCGCCACGACGGCGCCCATGTCCAGCCACATGTGGGCGTCCGACGCCATGGAGAAGTGCACCCCGGCCGGGTGCTTGTACGTCTGGCCGCTGACGGTGACGACGTCGCGGGCCGCCACGACGGGCTTGAACGGCGTCGCCGACTTCCACGGCGGGCCCCCGGTGGACAGGTCCGCGTCCCACTGCAGGCAGTTCAGCCCGTTCGCGCCGTTCGGGTAGTTGACCGAGTCGTCGTTGGGGTCCAGGTCGCCCAGCAGGTACATGCCGTCGGTGAAGGCCGGGAGCGAGTTCGGATCGGGCAGCGTGTAGACCGTCCAGCGCATGTCCCCCACCCCGGAGGCGGGAGGCGGGAACTTCCAGGTACCGCTGTCCGAGTTCCACTCCGGGTTCGGGTCGGCCCTGACGTAGATGTGGTTCGGATCCCCCTGGGTCGCCTTGGCCGTCGTCGGCAGCACGGCCGAATAGGCCGGTGTGGTGGGCACGCCACGCACCACGACCGGCTGGTCGTCGGCGGTCAGCACCACCGTCGGGGTGGCCCGCAGGTCCAGCGGCAGTGGCAGCAGCGGCTCGGTGAAGCGTTCGGAGGTGTCGCTGTAGAGCCGCCCGGCGACCCCGAAGTGGACAGGGATCGGTGCGTTGCCGAGGTCGACGGGATTGGTCACCTAACCGCCCAACGGCATGGTGAGCACCAGGGCCCCAGGCGGGAAGTCCACCGCGATGTCCTGCACCACGTTCTGCGGGTTGCGTAGCTCCCCGAAGGCGTACAGGTTCCCGGCCCCGGCGTTGCTGCACACGATGACGTGTGTCAGGTAGCCCCAGTCGGCGGAGGGACGGGGGAACAGGACCTGCGTGGCGTTGGACAGCACGCCGTTGGAGTCGACGCTCCAGTAGTTGGTGCCGGTGCTCATCACCTGGCGCTGATAGCCGCCGCCCTGCGGTTCGATCGCCATCACCGTGGTGCCGTCGTAGGACGACAGCGGTGCCGCGCTGGTCAGACCGATCCAGTACTGGGTGGGTGCGACGCCGATGCCGAACAGCTGCGGCAGCCACACCCCGGCGGCATAGGTGGTGATCCCGTTGGGCATGTCAGACGCCGACCGCGGCTACCGGCCGCCTCGGCACTGTCAGCTGGACCTGGCCCTGCGCGGCCACCAGGCGGGGCGTCGTCCACATCAGGTTGGTGTAATCGGCCGCCTCGCAGTTGTAGATCCACAACTCGCCATCGACCCTGATTGTCATCGTGTAGGCGTCCTGGCAGAACGCCTCGATCAGGGTCTGGACGTAGTCCTTCAGGGTGGCCATGTCGGGGGCCATGATCTCGACGGCGAGCGGCTCCATCACCGTGCCGCGCCTACGGGAGGTGGTGGTGTCACCGTCGACCCAGCGGCTGGACACGGTCTGCCGGTCCCAGGACACCGAGGCGCCCAGGAACGGGGTGGCGGCCAGGTAGTACGGCGAGACCGCGATGTCCAGCGGCTGCAGCGCCAGTGCGTCCCGGTTGATCACTACTGACAGGTCGATGTCAGCCATCACCCACCGCTCTCGGCTTGCGGTGCGGGGTGTTCTCCTCGGCCTGTGCCGCCAGGGCCCGGCGCAGCGCGGCGTTGAGCGCCTCCAACTCGGCGTTGCGGCGCATCAGCGCGGCGATCTGCTGCGCGCTGATGTTGGACTGCGCGTTCAGCAGGTCCTGGACGTCGATCTTCAGGTCGTCGTCGGGCATGGTCATGCTTCACCTTCCGGATCTGGGTGGTCGTCTGTGACGAGGTGCGGCACCCGGACCGGTGGTTCGGCCCGGGGGTTGTCGACCTCGTACCGCCGCGCCCGAACGAAGGCGGCGAACTGCCGGTCGTCCTCCTCCTGTCGTTTGACCGCGGTCTGACTGGCCAACAAGGCCTCGGCTGCCTCGACTCGCGCAAGCACCTTGGCGACGACGGTCAGCACCGCATCACGGATCATCCCGTCGCCGATGACCGTCTCGTCGGCGCCTGGCTTGTAGCCTTCATCGTTGGCAATCGCATCAGCCGCCTTTGCCCATGCCCCCTCCCAGCCGGAGGTGGAGCAGATGCGCCAGATGTTGTCCTCCACGAAGCCCAGCACGCCGTCATCCTGTTCGGCCGCAACGCAGGCGACAATGCGCATCCGCAGATCCCAGTCGCCCACCATGGCGACGATGTCGGAGTAACTCATGCGTGCGCTCCCTCCAGGGCGGCCACCCGGGCCCGTAGCTCGTTGACCTCGTCGACCAGCCACTGGGTGTACCGGACGGTGTGGGCCATGATCGCAGGCTGCTGGATGGTCATCGGCCTGCGATGCACGTCGTAGACGACGGTGTCCCGCAGACCGATCTTGTGCAGGTTCTCGGCGAGAAAGCCGGTGGACCGATCCCTGCCATTGGGGTGGCTGACCCGGACCGACATGGAGGCCAGGTTCGGCTTGTCCGACCAGGTCGAGGTCTCGATCGCCATGAACGCCGGGTCGAGGTCCAGGCTCTTGACCTTGGACTTGTACCGGCCGGAACTGGTGTAAGCGCCCACGTATCCGGCACCCGTGAGGGAGACGTACAGCTGCCCGTACCCGGCAATGGCCGGTACGGAGGAGTCCCGCAAGGCGGCAGAGGTGATCGACCCCTGGGCGCCGGTACCGTTGGCGACCTGGAACTGTCCGCCGCCGTTGTGGCTGTTGTAGCCGAACCACACCGAGTCGGAGGAGGTGTAACCGCGCAGCGTGACGTCGTTGGATGCGGTGTAGGCGTACAGCAGCCCGCGAAGGTTGCCGCCGGACCAGACCTGGATCTCGTCACCGACCAGCACGATCCGGTTCGGACCGGTCGAGGTTTCGAGATAACCGTTGCCGATGCCGATGCTCGGGCTGTTGTAGGCCCCGCCACCCCAGGACGACCCGGGGTTGTTGACGTTGCCCCCGCTCGCGTTGACGCCGTTGATCGTGCCGGTGATGATGCCGTTGAAGCTGCCGGTGGCGGCGGAGATGCTGCCACTGAAGCTGCCGTCGGCAGCGGTGAGGGTGCCGCCGAAGGTGCCATCCGCGGCGGTGATCGAGCCGGTGAAGTGGGCGCTGCCGTTGGAGGCGTACAGCGCCACGTTGGGCGTCGACCCGGTGCTCGGATAGAGGAACAGGCCGGTGCTGGAGAGCACCACTCGGGCACCACTGGTGTCGGTCTTGAAGTTGATGCCCGCGGTCGCCGACCAGCTGGATAGGGCCACACCGCCCAGGTAGTGGGTGATCCCGGCATCGGCCATCTCGATGCGACTGGTACCGGAACTGGTGCGGACCACCGCGCCGGTGATCGTGGAGGTGGTGTCGATCGTGGAGCCGATGATCGCGGAGGCGGTCAGCGTCCCGATCATGGTGACGCTGCCGCTCTTGAAGTCGATCTGGAACGGGATGATCCAGTTACCGGAGGAGTTCTTCTTCCCGCTGTAGAACCGGAAGTAGTTGAGGGAGTCGATCAGAAGCCGAGGCTGGTCGTGACCGACATTGGCAGCGACCGTCATCTGCGGGTTGCTGTCGAGAGTGAACGATGCGTTCGTGGCGACCTTGTCGGCCTTGAACAACACCAGGGTCGAGCCGTACTGGTCCTGCACCCAGAGGTTTGCGACCTGCGTCGCCCCATCACCGGTGGTGTTCATCGAGATCCGCGGGTTGTCCCCGGACTTGCTGGTCTGGATCAGCGAACCGGTGATGGTGGACAGCGCGTCGATGTTGCTGGCGGTGATGGTCCCCCGGAAGATCGCATCCCCGGCGGCGTGCCCGCTGGCAGCCGCGGCATAGACCCCGAAGGTCATGTGGGTGCCGTCGTACATGAACAGACCGGCGTCGGACAGCACCCACCCGGCGTCGAAACTGTTGGTGCGCCCCGGCTTGCTGGTCAGCATGACGTAGGGGGAGTTCGCGGCCGGGACATTCGTGAGGGCGAAGACCGGACTGCCCTTGGTGTTGTACATCTGCAGGCCGGTGGAGTCCATGACCACCCGCATCCCGCTACTGCCGGTCTGCAGGTAGCTGGAGGCAGGAGTGGCGCCCGCGGTGAACTTCGAGCCGGAGAGGTCGCCCTGGAAGAAGGCGCTGCCGTCCTTGGTGATCAAGTTGATCGTCGGCGGGGCGGCGGTGCCCTGGGAGCCGTAGAACCGGATCCCGGCAGTGTCAAGCTGCCATTTGGACACGGTGCCGCTGGCGCTCGACTGGAAGGACATCGCGCCGGTGCCGAAGAGGAACTGGAACAGCGGTGGAGCCGGAAGCGCGTCCTTCTGCCAGATCATCTGGGTCGCACTCAACTCGAAATACGGGGGGACCGGCTTGGCGCTCGGAATCGGGACCGGCGGGTCCACCGTCGTATCCATGGGCATGTTGACGGTGCGGATCACCCCGGCGTTGACAAGGAATGCGCTCAGCGCATCGGCCCGCATGTCCCCGGCTTGGATCGTCCCGGTCTTGATGTGCTTGCTGTAGATCGAGTCGACACCGATGTTGGTGGCGCTGATCGCCCCGGCTGCGATCTCCCCGCTGGTGATCGTGCCCGCCTCGATGTGGTCGGCGGTGATCGCGCCGTCCACGATGAGTTGGCCGGTGCCCTTGCGCCGCACCCACACCGAGGCGATCTGGATCTCCTGACCCAGTGCCAGGTTGGTGACGATGATCGACGCCCGGCCCTGGAAGGAGCCGGTAGGCAGTGTCTGGGTGACCGGGGTCCACGGCTTGGACGGGTCTGACGGCTTGGGGTTGCCGCTCTGGTCCGGGGAGATGCTGCCGTTCTGCCCCAGCGGCGTCGCCACCCCCTGCGCGTCGAACAGGATCGGCAGCTGCGTCCAGGTCGTCGGCTTGTCAGCGGCGAGGAAGGTCTTGGAGAAGAAGACCGTCTTCGGGGTGGACAGGGTCGGGTCCGGGCTGGTGCCGCCAGCCTTGAGGTCCACCTCCAGCGCGAACGTGACCGTGCCGGTGGTCGCGGCACCGATCTTGCGGACCCACAGCTGACCGAAGAACTGGTCGGTGCTCAACGCCGGGAAGGTGCGGACGTTGCGGATGGTCTGCTTGCTGGCGCCGGACAGACCGATGACCGAGTACACGTAGCCGGTGGAGGCGTTCGCCGTCGGGTGGTCGGTGATGGAACGTCGACCGTTCAGCCCGGCCGGGGCCGCGTTCGGGTCGTTCCACCCGAGGGGCTTCCACGGCGGGCTCAGCGGCAGGCCCTTGACCCGGTTCGGCGGCTTGGCGGTGTCGAAGGTGTCGGGGCCGACCGGGATGGCCCCGTCGAACTCCGGCTCGTCACACAGGTTGGCCAGGTCGGCGACGATCAGCTTCGTGGAGTCGATCGAGTCGGCATGGATGCGGCCCGCGTCGATGTAGCCGGTGTTGAGGATGGCGGCGTCCACCGTGCCGAACAGGCCCACGTTGGACGTGATCGAGTTGGTGGCGATGATGTCCGGCGCCTGGATCAGCTTCGTGGCCAGCAACAGCTGGGTCTGCACCACGTCCGGCAACAGGTAGGGGGCCGAGATGGCGATATGCCCGGAGGTGGTGTCGGAGAAGGCGTCGTTGACGATCTTGTCCCGATAGGGGATCCAGTTCGCCAGCTTGGTCGGATCGACCCCCTGCAGGACGTACGGGATGTTGTTGTCGTTCGGGTTGAACCACAGGTCGCCGATCACGGCATGGGAGTCAGGGCTGGTGCCGTAGAAGATGTGGTTGCCCGGCAACGCGCCGCCCGGCGGTGGCGCGTTGGCTGCTGCCTGATTGACCAGCGCCATCAGGTCGGCGTTCATCTGGTCGGTGGTGATCGACCCGTTGGTGATGCTGTCGCCGTCGATGGTGCCCACGGTGGCCGGATTCGAGCCGCCCGGGGCGCCCGGCTGATCCAGCACGTTGTAGGCGACCAGCCGGTAGTACCAGGTGTCGCCCGGGGTCAGCGGGCCGTCGTAGAGGTCCCCCGCGCCGAGCAGTGCGCCGACCGGGACGATGTCGGACGTGGTGAACGCGGCCGAGTGCGCCCGCTGCACCTCGCAGTACTGGAAGTCGGCGGGCATCGGGACACCGCCCACCGCCAGACCGTCCCACCGGACCCGGATGACGATGCCCTCCGGGTCCACCGCAGGGGTGGACGGCGTCAGCGGCGTCCCGGCTGCCGAACTGTTCGGCATGTCCACGACGACGATGTTGGAGAACGCCGAGACCTTGCCGTTGGCGGCGACGCAGCGCACCTTGAACTGCCAGGTCGAGTCCGGCGCATACCCTGCGACGACCGTCGAGCGGTCCGGGTAGTCCAGCACCGTGACCTGGGAGAAGGCGCCCGGGGTCCCGGCGCCGCCGTACTGGTAGAGGTGGCTGGTCGCCGGGGCCATCGCAGAACCGTCGGTGGCCGTGGTGGGCAGCACCCAGGTCAGCGTCACGGTGCCCAGATAGGCACCGGCCTGGTAGCGGACCCCGAGGTTGCTGGGGGTCAGCGTGACCGGGCCGCTGGGCACCCGGTTGTCGCTGCCACTGGTGCCACCGCCACCGCCGCTCTGGGTGTTGGCAGCGGTGACGGTGCTGACGGCCTGCGTGCCGACCCGGTTACGTGTGACCAAGCGACACCACCTTCGGCAGGCTGGGAATCATCCAGACCATACCTTTGGTGATGAATGGCCTTCGCTATTCGGCGACCGGCCCCTCGACCACCACGGTGTCGTGACCCTCGACGACAGCGTCCTCGTCCTCCGCGGCGTTCGCCTCGTCGGAACGGATGGCGGCCTCGACGCCGACGGGGTTCTCCGGGTCGGGCTCTACGCCGGAGTCGTAGGCGGAGTATCCGCCGATGTTCCGCGCCGTGATCTCGGGTGCCTCGGCGTCGTTGGCCTCGGCCTCATCGGCCTCCTTGGCCTCCAACTCCTCCTGCGTGAGTTCACCCTCCGCGCCGTAGACGACGGCGGTGCCCTCCTCGGCGGCCTTGCCCTGGGGCTCGTCCTTGCTGCTCTTGCTGGCCATGTCTGGTCTCCTTCGTCCTTCGGTGGGGTGGGGCTCTGGTCAGCGATCCTTCATCAGGTGGGCGAAGTCGTCACGCCAGACCTCGCCGAACCGGGTGGTGGTCTTCAGGTAGCGAGCACGCTGCCACTTGGTGACCGCGGCCTTGGTGGTCGGGCCGAAGTCGCCATCCACCCGTAGGCCCGCGTACTTGAGTTCGTTCATCCGGGTCTGGATCCACTTCACCCACGGCACGTCCTTGGCGACCCCGCCGCCATGGCTCTGCGGTGGACCCGACTTCAGTCCGAAGTAGTGGTTGGTCGGCAGCGGCCACGAGGTGCTGGGCGGCGGGGTGTACGGCGCCTTGACCGGAGGCTTGGCGACCGGAGGCTTGACCGGAGGCTTGGTGGCGACCCCGAGGATCGCCTTGGCCTTGACGATGTACGCGGCGACGGTGTTGGGCTTGCGGCAGAAGCCGTAGTGCATGCTGTCGTACTTCTGGCCCTGGTAACGCCCGCCCCAGTACAGGCCCAGGGATTCCAGGTCCTTGACCATCGCCGGGGGCATGTCGCACTGGAACGTGGTGCTGTACGGATTGAACGGAGCGTTCTCGTCCACCGAGAGCGCCCCGGAATGGCCGCTGGCGCGCTGGGTGCCAGCGATCGGACGGTTGCTGTACCCCCACGGACCCCAGGACTCGTTGTTCTTCCGCGCCCACACCGCGTAGTGGTACTTGCGGTCCTGGATCTCGAAGATCAGGTTCCACAGCGGCACCAACTCCTTGCGCATGGTGACGCGCAACGTCTGGCCGGTAGTGCCGGAGGTGTAGTTGGTGGTGCCCAGCAGACTGGCCGGGACACCCTTGGGCCAGGAGTGTCCGCCCCACGCGGCGAAGTCACCGTTGGCCGGATAGCCAGCGTTGGGGTTGCTCGTGCCATAGGCAGATCGGGCGTAGTTGGTCATCGAGGTGATCCTCCCACTCGTACAAAGACGCGGACCCGGCTAAAGTGTGAGCGTCCTCCCAAGGAGCATGGGGTTGACAACAGGGCCCGCTGAAGAGCGGGTCCTGTTGTGTCTCAGGCTCCGACGTACTGCACCGAGATGTATGCCGTGCCCGTGCTGGCGGTGGCCTGTCCGGTTTGGTAGAGGAACAAGCTGATCTTGTCGCCCGCGTTCAACGCGACGACCCCGGAACCGTTGCTGTACCAGGCGTAGGACGCTGCCATGTTGGCGTTGACCACGTAGATCTGGGTGTTGGTGGCACTGTTGACCCCCAGCACCAGCTGCCTGATTCCGGCGGCAGAGGTGTTCTGCATGGACGCCTGCAGGGCGATCAGATACTTGCCAGCGACCGGTACGACGATCCGGCCGCTGTTCAGGCCCAGGCCGCCAGCCTGGAAGACGGCGGTGTTCATCAACTTCTCGGTGAACACCCCGGTGTTGATGTCGTTCGACCCGGCGGTTGCGCTGTAGTTGCCGTAGGCATTGGCCCCGTCCATCGACCAGTTGCCCCAGGTCGTCACGAACTGGCGGGTCCAGTGGCGGACACCGCTGCTCGTGGGGACGTAGACGTCCTGGATGTAGAACTGTCCGCCGTTCAGCGACCGGTGTTCGAGGAGCCCGCTGGAGGCTGCGGCCTCCGGCCCGTTGGCGGGCATGCTGCCGTTGATCCAGTCGTACCAACCGGACACGGTGAGCGAGTTGCAGTCGTTCCCCGAGAGCAGCCTGACCGGCGCGAAGGTGGTCGGCACCTGGTTGACCATTGGCACCCAGGGACTGGACGAGGCCGACAGCAACGTGCGGAACCAGATGTCCGGAGTCGAACTGGACTGCCGGACCCAGAACTGCCAGCACTGCGTGCCGTTCGAGTTGATCGTCGTGACCGAGGCTGCGTTGCCGAAGGGGAAGCCACCGTCCGCACCTCCCTGTGCGGTCGAGAGGGTGAAGACCGACACTCCCAGCGGGTACGCGCCACCGAAGGATGCCGACGGAACCGGCGCTGGCAGGAGGACGACGTTGGCGCCGTTCCCGGAGAACTGCTGCCACGCCGTCCAACCGGAGGTGTTGCCCGAGCGGACGTAGCCAGCCGTGATCGCACCGGCGGTACCGGCGGCGTAGGTGACCATCTGCGTGGTCGAGGACGAACCGGGGACCCGCCAAGTGGTGACGATGCTGGTCATGCCCTGCGGCCAGCCACCGGTGGTGGCCTGGGTGTTCGTCAGGGACCAGCAGGAGATGCCGGTCGGATAGGTCGAGTAGTCGTCGGTGGCGTTCTTGTCGCCCGAGAACCACACCGTGACACCAGGGTCGATGGCGGTCGCCAACGCCTGGATAGCCGCCGGACCGGCCTGCACCGCGTCCGTACTCAGCGGGTAGGGCAGGCCCTTCGTCGTCGCACCGCGGACGTCCGCACCCGCAGGCTGCGCACCCCACGAGTTCGAGGTCAGCGCGATCGCCCCCACGCTGGCGGCGGTGAGCGTGGACCACGCGGTGGCGAAGTCGGTGGCCGAGGTCTTGGTGAGCGCCTGACCGGTGGTGCCGCCTGCGGCCACGCCCGGCCCTGCCGGACCCGTCGTGCCCTGCGGCCCGGTGGAACCGGTAGGCCCGGTCGGTCCGGTGGCGCCGGTCGTCCCCTGCGCGCCCTGCACGCCCTGCGTGCCCTGCGGTCCGGTCGGCCCCGGCACCGGCCGGGAGAACGTCATGAAGATCACTTGGGACTCGGGCGGGAAAGAGCCCACCATGCTGTCGACCGGGATCTTCCAGCTGGCGTTCGCCGCCGAGACGGCCACCCCGGTGACCCGGGCGGTGATCGTGCTGGTTCCCCAGGTGACGGTGACCCAGTCGCCGGACTTCAACGCCTGGATCTGGATGGACCGGTCGATGCCGCCGTTCTGCTTCCCCACCATCCACAGCTGGGGGGTGGTGATCTGCACCTGGCCGTTCTGGGCGGGACTGGACCCGCTGGTGTAGTTCCAGTAGTCCTGGAGCATCAGCGCGTCCGGCGGCCCCTGCGGGCCGGTGGGGCCGGTGGCGCCCGGATTCCCCTGCGTCCCCTGACTTCCCGTGGGGCCCGTGCTGCCCGTCGGACCCTGGGTGCCGATCGGGCCCTTGAGGTTGCCCGCCAGGGTCCAGGTGCTCGCCCCGGTCTTGACGTAGGTGTCCCCGTTGGCGGTGTTCAGGTAGTGGTCGTTGACCACGCCCGTACCGGTGCCCGGCACGCCCGAACCCTGGAACCACACCGAACCCGCGGTGCCGGTGGTGCCGGTCGGGCCAGGGTTGCCCTGCGGCCCCTGGCTTCCCGTCGCGCCACCACTGCCGGTGGCACCGGCGGGACCCTGCGGCCCGACAGGCAGTCGCATGAACGTCACGGCGACGAACGTGCCGGAGCCGTAGTTCTTCCAGCCGACGATCGACGTCAGGCTGACGGTCCAGACACTGCCCGCCACCGTCGGCTTGACGGACAGGACACCCGACATCACGTCGTTGTTCGATCCGGCCACGAACAGGGCCGTGTCGCCGATCGCAAGGCCGTTGAACTGGGCGGTGTGGTCGACGGCGTAGAGGTCGGTGCGGTTGAAGGTCAGGACCGCACCAGTGGCGCTCCAGACCACGACACCGGAGACACTCGCGTCGCCCTGCGTGCCCCATGAACCCGTGAGGATGGTGCCACCGGGATTGCCCTGGACTCCCTGGACCCCCTGGGCCCCGGTGGTGCCCGCAGTGCCCTGCGGCCCCTGGGTGCCCTGCGGGCCCTTGATGCTCCCGCTGTAGGACCAACTACCGCTGTGGTAGTTGAAGACGTCGCCGCTGGCCGGGTAGATGAACTGGTCGCCCTCGTGCGGACTGGGCACGTTGCCGTAGTCGCCGTACGGGTTGCCGGAGGTGTACCACACCGCACCGGGCGTTCCGATTGGACCCTGCGGCCCGGTGAGGTTGCCCTGCTTGGTCCAGGTGCTCGCCGCCGTCTTGGTGTAGGTGTCGCCGTTGGCGGTGTTCAGGTACAGGTCGCCCACCACGCCGGTGGCCGGGTTGGGGGCGGAGGTGCCGTAGTACCAGGTCGATCCGCTCGGTCCGGCCGGGCCGGTCGTGCCGGTGGCACCTGCCGGGCCCTGCGGCCCGGCACCACCCGTCGTGCCGGGCGGGCCCTGGATCCCCTGACTGCCGGTCGGCCCGGTCGGGCCGGTCGGGCCCGGGTCGCCCTTCGTGCCGGTGCCAGCCGGGCCGATGTCGCCCTGTGGTCCCTGCGAGCCAGCCGGGCCGACAGGCCCGAGCGGTCCCTGGTCGCCGGTCGGCCCTGCGGCGCCCGTCGCACCGGTGGTGCCTGCCGGGCCGACCGCGCCCGCGTTGCCCTGCGCGCCGGGGGGGCCGATGGCGCCGGTGGCGCCGGTGGGGCCGGTGCTGCCCTGCGGGCCGGTCGGTCCTGCCGGTCCGGTCGCCCCCGGCGGGCCGACGATGACGCCCGCGTCCACCCACTTGGTGCCGTCCCACACCCACAGGTGGCCGGTGTCGACGGTGATGTAGGCGACGCCCGTCGAGGTGGCGTCCAGCCCGGCGGGCAGCGACGCCTGGTTGGGCACCGAACCCTTGATGTTGACACCGGTGCCGGGCGCACCGGTAGCCCCGGTCGGACCCTGCAGGCCGGTCGGCCCGGCAGGGCCCTGCACACCGGGATCGCCACGAGGGCCCTGGGTGCCGACACTGCCGGTGGCGCCCTGCGGACCTTGGGCCCCGGTCTGCCCGGTGGTGCCGGGCGGCCCGGCCGGTCCCTGGACGCCCGTCCCGGTGGCGCCGGTATTGCCCTGCGGCCCCTGGGCTCCGGTGCTACCGGTCGGCCCGGCAGGACCGGTCGCACCCGGAGGCCCGAGTGGGCCGACCGGACCTTGCGAGCCGGTCGGCCCGGCAGGACCTGTCACGCCCGGAGGGCCGGGCACCGGGGCGACGACCCGCGAGACCTGCATCAGCGTGGCGGGCGCCGGGACCGTGCCCTGCTGGGTGACGGTGCCGGTGTAACGGCTCATACCCGCGGCACCGGCCGTCACCACCGTCGCCGCGGTGATCACCATGACGAAGCCCTCGCGGACCGGGTCACGCACCACCAGGTACTCGCCGACCTGGGCGTCGGCGCTCCACATCACGCCGTGGAAGTCGGTGTGGTGCAGATAGACGTCGACGACGGAGTTGAGGGGGGCGTTGCTCGGCACCACGCCGACCTGGCCCGTCGCGGGCGCCTGATTGTTTGCGACGTAGCCCCACTGGCCGGACTCGACGGTGTTGCCGGGAGGGCCGATGGGGCCGTTCGGGCCCTGCAGGTTACCGGCCAGTACGGGGTTGTTGGCCGAGTCCAACGGATTGATCGCGTAGCCCAGTGCACTGCGCATCGGGCCGATCAGTGTGGGCGCCGCCATCACAGCGTCCAGACGTTGCCGGTGTCGACGTCGAGGTACAGGTCACCTGCGATCGAGCCGTGCACCGGCGGCACCGGTGCGCCGTGCCCGGTGAACCAGGCGGTGCCACGCGGACCTGTCGGCCCCGGTGGGCCCGCCAGCCCGGTCGGCCCGGTCGGTCCCGGCGGACCGCCGGACGGACCGGGGACGCCCTGCGGACCCGGCGCACCGGCAGGGCCGACCGTCACCGACTGCCCGGTACTGGACGGCACCGGCGAGTTCAAGGTGATGTCGTAGCTGCCGTCCGGGCTGGCGTTGTTGAACCCCATCGAGAAGTTGGCCGGGCTGCGGCCCGGGATGTCCACGGTGACGCCCAGTGTGTACTTGTTCGGCGTCAGGTCGGTGTCGTTGGGGTTGATCACCCACACGCCCTGGTTGCCCTCGGCGTCGAGCATGTAGCCCTGGTTATCCACCTGACAGACGATCTTCTGCAGGTAGATCGTGGCCGGTGGGACGCTGCCGATGTCGAACACCCGGTCCACCGGGAACTTCAGCGTGACCGTGGACCCGGCGGGCACCGCCTTCCAGTCCGGGTTCGCATCCGGGTCTGCAGGCGAGTCGGCCCATACGTCCAGCAGCCGGTAGGTGATCTTGACGTAGCTGACGTTCGGGTCGGGTGTCACAGGCGAGGACACGAGCACTCCCCTTCCGACGAACCTGCCCCTATCGTCGCGGCGCCAGCCAGACGCACTAGCTGGCGACCCGCTGCACCGACAGGCGCCGGTTGCCGAGCGTCGCGTTCGCGGCGGCGTTGTGGAAGAACCAGACACCTATCGTGTCGCCGATGTTGTAGGGGATCAGCCACGACCCGCAGGCCACCCAGGAACTGGCGTCGCAGAAGTTGCTGACCCGATAGAAGCCGCTGCCCACGGCCGACAGGGAGCCCAGGCTGACGGTGGCGGTGACGTTGCCCCCGGCGTTGCCGTTCATGGTGAGCACCAGGTCCACCCGGTACATCCCGGCCCGGTTGATCTGGAAGCCGTTGCCGCTGGGCACTATGTCGGTGCCGTTGTTGGCCTCATTGGTCGTAGCGATCGGCACCACGACGTAGGCACCGGGCGCGATCGACGGCGCGGTGGTGGAGTTGCGGCTGTAGTAGGACGGATCGCCCAGCTGGATCCACGGGGCGTTGCTGGCGGACAGCATGTTGCGGTACCACATGTCGGTGGCGGTCGTGTCCTGCCGCGCCCAGATCTGGTAGCCCGCAACGGTACTGCTCTGCCGCCAGGTCACCACCTGGCCCGCGGTGGAGGTGGCACCGAGCGGCCAGCCGCCATCGGTGGCCGACTGGGCTGCGGTCAGCGCGAACATCGACATGCCGACCGGATAGGCGCTGATGGACGCCGCGCTGGCGAGCACAGCCTGGTTCGGGATGACGAACTGACCGTCCGTGGTGGACCACACCATCGCGTAGTCCGTGCCGGAGGACTTGATCAGCGGCCTGCCCACCGAGCCGCCTGCGGGGACCCCCTGGGTGGCCAACGCCGCAGCCGGGGTGAGGTCGCCGGGCGCCAAGGTGTGCCAGACCGAGTCGTAGCCAGCGGCCGAGTTCTTCATCAGGAACTGACCGGCGCTGCCCGCGGGATAGGTGGGCGGTCCCGGCAGGCCCTGGCCGGACGGTGTGGCGCCGACGTCGACCGGGCCCAGGATCTTCCACAGCGTGTCGAAGTCGGCCGAGGTGTTCTTGATCAGCGAGGCGGCCGGTACGCCGCCCGTCTTCACCCCCGGCCCGGCCGGGCCGACCGAGCCGGTGGGGCCGGTGGGACCTGCCGCACCGGTGGAGCCGACAGGGCCCTGGTTGCCCTGCGCGCCCTTGATGTTGCCCTGCAGGCTCCAGGTGCTGGACCCGGTCTTGAGGTACAGGTCGCCGTTGGTGTTGTTGACGTACACGTCGCCGGTGGCACCCAGCGTCCCGGCCGGAACGCCGGTGCCGAACAGCCAGCGCGAGCCGGGCGTGCCCGGTGCCCCGGTGAGCCCGGCCGGGCCCTGGCCGCCGGGCGCACCCAGCATCGAGCCCTGGCCCACCCAGGTGGTGCCCGACTTGGCGTAGACGTTGCCGGTGTCGTTGGCCATGTAGGCATCGCCACTGGTGCCCAGGCCTGTGGCCGGTGCGCCGGTGCCGAACCACCACACGGAGCCGGGCACACCGGGCGCCCCTGATGCACCCGGCGGCCCGGCCGTTCCAGGTGGGCCCTGCGGTCCCGGCACACCTGGCGACCCGTCCTGCCCGTCCTGCCCGTCGACGCCGGAAGGGCCGGGTGGACCTGTGGGACCGGTGGGCCCTGTGGGCTTGGCACCCTCGACCATGAACACGCCGGTGACCGGATCGAAGGTGATGGTGAACGGCCCGCCGGTGTTGACCACGTCCTGCTGTGCGGTGTCCAGCAGGACCGCAGCGATGAGCGGCGAGGTGGCCGGGTCGCCGGTCTGCTTGTAGACCAGCGCCCAGTAGCAGGTCAGCGTCGCGCCGCCGGGCACCGTCCAGGACGCCGGGCCGGACAGCCATGCCGTGAAGCCGGGCGGGTTGGTGACGGTCCGGTTGGGCAACGCAACGCCGCCCGCGGTGTAGCCCGCGCCGTCGGCGATCTCGACCGCACCCAGGTCGGCGAAGAACTCGTCGGTGTGGTCCAGGGCGTAGCCGTGGGTGAGCAACGCGCAGCGCACGTCGTCGTTGACCCAGTCGACGTCGGCGTCCAGGTGGAATACCGCACGGTCGTAGACGTAGGTCTGCATGTCAGGTCCTGATCACACCGAGCCGCGAGGCGACCCCATCCACCCGCAGCCACACCTGATGGCCGGTGTATTCGCTGCGGAAGACGATGGCGGCGGTGCGCCTGCCCCGGCCGTCGTAGTCGCGGAACGCGGACTGCCAGTCGTTGTCCTTGGGGTCGTCGGACACCGCGATGTGCACCACCGCGATGTCGTCGGCGTCGCAGGGCACGGAGAGCCAGCCGCCGTCCACGGCTGGGCGCATCAGAGCACCGTCACGGTGTCGAGCTTGCGCACGATGTTCTCGGTGGCGGTCTTGACCAGGGCCCAGCGCTGGTAGACGCCCGCCACCAACTGGATGTCGCCACCGGGGCCGACGAGGGTGAGGATGTCGATGTTGCTGCCGTCGGCCATGGGGTTGGGCGGCACGACGAGGGTGGACTGCTGGAAGTCGGCCAGCGTCGGCGTGTGGTTGGGGTCGACGCCGTGGTAGACGCCCACCCAGGTGATGTCGGCGGCGGAGCCGCGCTTCATGGTGATCGCGTTGGCGGTGTACTCGGTTCCCGGCGAGTACAGGGTGATGGCCATCGTCTAGCTCCTGTTCCGCTGCACTCGGGTGCTGCCGATGTCGGCACTGAGGCGGGTGCCGCCCATGCCGAACTGGGCTGAACTACTGGTATTCGGGTCCACGGCCCAGCTGATGCGCGTCTCGGCGATGTCGGCCGAGCTTGTCCGTGTGGGGGCTACGGACAGCGCCGCCCGTAGGCGGGCGTAGTCGATGGCGGTGGACGGGCGCGTGGGACCGATGTCGACGGTGACGTCCCGGCCGCGGGAGGTGTACAGCAGCGGCGGCTGCGGCGCCGAGTACTCCACGACGCCCGAGGTGACGTGGATGTTCAGGGTGGACTGGGTCATCGGTCCCTACCTCTCAGCACCGATCGTCCCAGCAGCGACCAGACGCAAAGACGCCCCCGACCCGAAAGCCGAGGGCGCCACCCAGGGCGGTGAGCCGCTCACGCGCTCGAAGGCGACAGGCGGACTAGACGGCCCCAGGCACGAAGAAGGCTAGCCCTCTTCGCCTTCCGGCCCCCGCACGGAGTCGAGCAGGTCACGGAAGGCGTCGAGCAGCCGTCCGGCTGCGGCCTCGGCCTCCTGGTACCGCTCGGTGTAGTCGCGCAGCGCGTCCTCGGCCCGGCCGAGAAGGTCTTGCACGGGGGTGGCGGGATCGGTCATGGCACTCTCCGGTGTCCGAGGATGAACAGGATGCAGGCGATGGCGAACAGTACTCCCCAAATGACGCCTACGACGTAGAAGGTCGTCTGCCAGTTCATGCCTTCACGCTCCCACCGGTGTCCACCCGCACGGGCCAATCCCACTGGCCGAGCCCTCCGCCCTGGGCGACGGAGTATTCGCGGTAGTCGCGGCCCAGGCCGTGCACGAGGAGGTCGACGGTGGTGTCGTCGGGCAGCACGTCTTCGACGCCGGGCGGGCGGGGCGTGGTGGCGTGCCGGACGTCGGGGTCGGTGGCGGATTGCACGGTGCGCGGCTCCGGCCCCCAGCGTTGCGACACGGCGGGCACGCAGGTGTCCTTGGTGCGGATCACCACGGCGGGCGAGAGGACGTCATTGCCGGGCCCGTTGTCGATCTTGGAGCGGTACAGCACGATGCGGCCGAGGGTGGGGTTCACGTGGGCTCCTTGGGTCGGGTGACGGCGCAGCAGATCTCGATGGTGACGGGCACGGTGAGCGCGTTGGCGCCGTCGAGCAGGATCAGGCTGTCCTCGCCGTAGCGGTACTCGTAGCCTCGCAGGCGTAGGTGGCATTCGGTGCGGGCGCCGAGGGTGACCAGCTGGCTGCTGGTGATCTCCCAGGTGCCGACCTGGACGCTGCCGAGCCCCATCGCCGTGGTGAGTTCGTGGGGCCCGCCCGGATCACAGGGGGAGTGCATCAGTCCTCCGTGATCTTGAGTGCGTCGACGGCGGCAAGCAGTGCCAGTTCGGTGCGATCCAGGTCGGCGTAGGCCGCATCGAGGGGGCTATCGCCGCGCATGACGGACCGGTGGGCCTTGGCCCACTCCTGCGCAGCCACCACGACGGCGGAGACCGAGTTCACGAACGGGACTCCGGTCAACATCAGTAGTCCTTCCGACGCGGGTGCCTCTGGTTGTCATGCCCCCAGGGTCGCCCTGTCAGCCGGGGCGATAGACCCATGCGAGGCTTGTGGGCGAGACCCAGTCGCGCTTGTAGCGGCTGGTGTGGGCGGCCTCGACGGGGTAGTTCTCGTAGTTCTTGGTCCACCTGAGCGGTTCGCTCTGCTCGGGCAGGACGATCTCGGGCGGTGGCCAGCCGCGGTTGTTGCGCCGCAGTCCGTCGATGCGCATGCCGTCGCTGCGCCCGCCCCAGATCTCGACGGGCAGGAAGCCTTTGGTCTGGGCGACGATGACGCGGGCGACGGCTTCGCGCACGTCTTCGGGGATGAGTTGGGCGAGTGCCTGGTCGACGACGGTGAGGGTGGCCTCGTCGGGGAGGTCTTCGACGGTGACCGCGGTGAGGTGTTGCACGGTGGTGGTGCCGCGTGCGATCCAGGCGACGTCGATGATGTCGGCGTGCTTGGAGCGATCGTGTTGGCGGGTGACGTTGAGTTGGTGTCCCATCGCATTGAGGGCGTCGAGCACGAGTTGGCCGTTGATATCCATGCGGTAAGGCCTCCTGACCGATGTTTCGTCGGTCTGCTAAGCGATCTTGTCTGGTTGGGCGGTCTTGTCGGCGGCGAGGACGGCGAGCGCGTAGGCACTCCAGACGTCCTGGGCGAAGCCGTAGAACCACCCTGGTGCCCCTTTTGTCCCTTTGCCGTGGTTGCGCGTGCCGGTGGCGAACCTGTCGACGAGGGCCTGACGGATGGTGGCGTCCCCGGCGTTGACGGAGTGGCAGAAGTGCATCTTGACGGCCATCCGTTCGATGAGTTCGCAGGGCACCCTGGCACGGTCGAGGGCCTCGAAGAACCGGCCGATCCACAGCACGGTGGTGAAGACCTCCTTGCCGACGGGCATGCCGTAGCTGGCGACCATCTCGATGACGGCGATGTCGGGCTGTTCGGCCCTGGGCCGGTAGCGCAGCATGGGCAGCAGTTCGGAGTTGGGGATCTTGGCGTGGGCGAGCGGCCGGTAGCTGTCGGTGTCGAGGTAGGCGTAGCCGCTCTGGGTGGGGCCTGGGTCGATGGCCAGGACGATGGACATCGTGCTCCTCAAAACGGGATGTCGTCGAATGTGTGGACGGGCTTCGGGGGCTCTTTGAGCATCGTCGCAGCCCAGGGAAGTGGCGGGGGGACGCCGCACTGGTGGGCGGCGAGCACGTCCACGCCGGGGCTGGCACCCGCGGGGCGTTCCTTGCGCCGCCACTGGTCACGGCTGTCCAGGTCGTAGTGGGGGTGCAGGTGTCGCAGTTCGTAGGTGGCACGCCCCATGAGCAGGCACACGGCCTCGGCTGCCGCCGTCAGCGGCCAGGGGTCCACGTCCACCGAGATGGCCATGGGGAAGGCGGTGAGCCCGCGCAGGACTGGTTTGCGGCAGCCGGTGCAGGTGCGTGCCGCGGTGTTGCGGGAGGCCGCTGTGGCCGCGTCGATCCAGCCCGCCTGGTCGAGGCGGTCCACGAGCCATTGCGGCATTTCTTGTGATTCACGATTCTTGTTGAATGCGGCGGACAACTGGACGCTCCTAACGAGTCGGATGAGGCCATTTCGTGGTGCCCGCCATTTGTCCGGCGGTTTGGCCCGGGGCACTATTCCTCCGCTGCGGGGTCGATGACCTCACCGGTGTCGGCGTTGATGAGGTGACCCTCGTCGTCGATGGTGACGTTGTCGTAGGTCCGCTGGCCCGCTTCTGAGGCGAGGTCAGGCCCTTCAAGATCATCAAACAGACCCCCGGGACCTCGCCTCTCGCCTCTCGACGAAGTCGAGGTTAGGCGAGGTGGGCGAGAAGACCCTCCGGCGACCTCGCCCGGCGAGGTCGAGGCGAGGTCAGGCGAGGTAGGCGAGGTGGTCCTGCCACTGAAGGGATCTATCCGGTATGCCCGGATCGAGGTGTGCTCGATGGAGCGCCCGACACGCTCCTGACCGATGTAGCCCTCGATGACCAGCCGGTCGATGGCATCGCGTTTGGTGTCGGTGGCAGCACCCCGGACCGCCCTTTCTATGGCCGCACCGGATACCGGTCCATCCATTCTTTCGAGGAACTCGGAAATGGCCTGCATCAATGGCTGCAGGGCCGGGTCGGTGCCGCGCACCGGTATGCGGGTGGCCGGTTCGATGCGGATGGTGACGTGGCCGGTGACGGGGTCGGAGTTGAGGTGTGCGGTGCCCAGGACGCTGGTGCCCGGCGGGCAGTGGCCACGGACCACACCGGAGCGGTCCTTGTCGACGGTCAGTTGCACCTCGCCGTGCTGACCCTCCCCGAACACCCGTTCCACTTTGACCTTGATGGCACAGCCGGTGGTCATGGCCCTCTTGGCCTGGGCGCCGATGGCACCGGCCAGGTCGTTGTCCGCCTTGGGCAGGTGGTCGACGTAGGACACGGCCGCCCCGGTGCGGGCGATGGGCTTGAGGATCTTCTGGCTGAACATGGTGGCGTCCTTGTTGGACAGCAGGTCCCAGCCGTTGAGCGTCATACAGGCGTTCACACCGTCCATCACGACCAGCTGTGGCCGGAAGTCGCCGAGCATCTCGGCGAGCATCCGCTCGGCGACGGCGTCGAAGGCCCGGTCCGGGTTGATGTAGGCGATGCCCGACCAGATCTGCTCCCTGGTCAGGCCCAGGTGGACCAGGCGCCCGGTGATGCCACGCCAGCCGTCCTCGAAGTCGACGTAGGCGACGGGTATCCCGGCCTCGACGGCCTGCCTGACGCCTTCGAGCATGATCCAGGTCTTGGCCGATTCGGAGGCTCCGATGATGCCGTTGACCCTGCCCGGATAGAACAGGGCCAGGCCGTTGGTGAGGCGGAGGAACTCGGGTGGCGGCTCGGAGATGTCGCCCTGCAGGAGGCTCTGAAGGTCGGCCCGGGCCCAGCTGTCAGGCTCCGCGACCTCGCCTGGGACTTCAGGCGAGGTCGGGCGAGGTTGGGTGGTGGTTGTGGCTGTATTCGCAGCTAGGAGCATTGCGATGACCTCGCCTGTCGGGTCAGGCGAGGTCGAGGCGAGGTCAGGCGAGGTCGAGTCGACCACCCGTTGGGTTCGTGGTGGCACCCGCAGCGTGGCGATGACAGGTGGGCAGGGGTCGCCCTCGGTCATGGTGATCTCGGGGTTGCCTGCGACGATGCGCACCGCACCGGTGACGATGCGGCCCCACTCGCTGCTGGCCTCGCGCAGGGTGCGGGAGTTGTCCCCGACGACGTTGCGGATGAAGCTGGCCCGCAGCCTGTCCAGGGCGACGCTGGTGCCGGTGTGCCCCTGCTCCCCGAAGCGGATGACGGCCAGCACCTGGTTACGGGTGGTGTCGTGGCGTGAGTCGCCGTGGGTGGTGATGGCCTGGACCGCCCTGGCCGTCCACTCGGCCATGAACGTGCACATGGCGGTGTTGTGGTTGGGCAGCTGCCCGATCCACGTCCAGGACTGGTCGTTGTCAAGGTCGGCCCTGGCCTGCGCGACGTGCTGGCCCAGGGACAGGCCGATGATCCATTCCACCGGCAGCGGCGGCATGTCGGCGGGGCCGGGGATGGTGGTGGAGGTCAGGCCCTCCCGGGTGATCCAGCGGTAGGGCCGCTGCTCCGGGTGCAGCGAGGGTGCCACCACCGCGTACCGGTGTCCGCGATGGACGAGTTCGACACCACCGCCGGGCAGCACACCCGGCCATTCGAGGCCTGGCGGCACCCGGAAGAACCGGATGCCAGAGATGCCATCGTCACGGCTGGTGGACCGCCAGGTGGGTGGCAGGACCCCCCACTTGGCCTCACACTCCTCCAACGTCAACCGGCCGCGCTTGTCGCCGTAGGAGTCCACGTCGATGCCGAGCACGTCGGGGGGCATGCGCAGTCCCACGTTGGAGTGGGGGCGGTCCTCGGTCCAGGCCATGACATCGGCGTAGCTGGGCTCGTCGCCCTCCCAGCCGGTCCAGCCTTCCGGTGGTGGGCTCTTGCGCCCGAACGGCAGGGGCAGGATGCCCCGCCACCCGGCGGTCCAGTACTGCTCGGCGGCTGACTCGTAGGGGCGTGCTGCCGGTTGGTCGGCGGTCGGTTTGGTCATGTCAGGGGGATCCGATGTTCGATGGCGTGCCGCCGGGGTGGAGCGGGCCCTCGACGGCGGAAACCCTCATCCTCATCCCCGAAACCGTCGGTGGCAACCGACGGACGGGTGACTACAGATGGGTCAAGGTGTAGGCGATGCCGAGTCCCAGACAGATGCAGGCCGTGCAGAGCAGCACCCACAGGGCTGCCTGCACGGCCCGCCCCCGCCAGGGGGGCACTACTGGGGGATGGAGCGCACCGCTGCCAGCACGTCCGGCGTGGCCTGCGGCACCGCCGCCCTGATCTGTGCGTCGTCCAGGCCCAGCCCGATCAGGCCCTTGATCTGGGTGAGCAGCGCCATCGCCTGGTCGTTGGGCACCGGCGCCGGGGTGGCCGTCGGCTGGAGTGCGCTAGCTGTAGCGAACGGTGCAGCCGGGGTAGACGCGGTAACCCCGGCGTTCGGAGGGTCCGACACCGCGGGTGCAGCAGCCGCCACGGCGTGGCCGTTGCTGGTGTTCTGCTGTACCGAGAACGGGTCGTGCGGGGCGATCTTGACGGCGTACTGCTTGGCCGGGTTGAGCCGCGGGTTGGTCTCGTTGGGCCGCTCGCCGACGAAGCTGATGGTGATGGTGTCGCCGATGGCCATCCGCTGGCCGTTGTCGCCCTGGGCGGAGACCACCGCTGCGAACAGCGAGGACGGCTTGGGGCACCACACGGAGCGCTCCTCGCCGTTGATCTCGACGTGGAACACGGCGGTCATCATCGGGTTGCCGTCCGGCCAGAACTTCAACTCGTTGGACTCGAAGTCCCGCTGCTGCACCAGGCTGGGCAGCCGCACCACCTTGCCGACGTAGGTGGTGCCGATGGGGGCGTCCCGGAAGGACAGCGACGGCACGCTCGGCGGCACGTCGAACGGGTCGGGGGGCAGCGTGGTGTTGGGACTGGTCATGGTCTGTGTTCCTCCCACGGAACTAGAACGAGAGCGCGAACGGATTGTCCGCGCTCGCCACCCGGGGCTGTCCCGGGCGGATCTTGCTGGGGTCGTGGCAGGTGCGGCACCACTCGTCGTCGCACGGCGGGTAGGCCTCCATCGCCGCCTTCGCCCCCAAGGTCTGGGCCTGCCGCAGCAGGCCGTCGGCTCGCAGCAGGGCGAGCAGGCCGAGCAGCGGTTCGTACGGTGCGGACCAGGAGAAGCCGTCGTGCAACTCCCCGTCCCGCGGCAGGAACTCGATCATCACCCGTTTGACGGTGTAGCCGAGGGTGGCATATCCGAGTCCGTACAGCTGGGCCTGGGTGATGTACTTGGCGCCCGGTCCGAACCGCTTGTGCTTGTTCATGGTGGTCTTGCCCTTGGACTTCCAGTCGACGACCGTGCCCGAGGGGATGTGGAACAGGTCGCACCGTCCGACGATGGGCTCGCCGCCGATGTAGCCGACCATCACGTCCTTCTCGGTGATGAAGTCCGGGTCGTTGAACATGGGTTCCAGGTCGGCATGGATCGCAGTCCCCACCTCTGCTTTCCAGTTTGGTTTCTCCGGCTTCTGGGGCGTGTTCGTCAGCCTGGCGATCAGGGCCCGGTTGCAGGGGTCCCCGACCTCCGATGGGCCTATCGCCTTCTGCACGTCGCGGGGCCGGGACTTGACGAAGTGCCCGATCCGCCCGATCAGTAGCTCGTGCAGGTCTAGCCCCTGCGGCGCAGGACTATCCATGTCGTCTCCCCCTTCTGGCACCGCGAGGCGATCCTCTCGGTGAGCCACTCTGCCGCAGCGGGCAGACAGACCGGCAATGCGAACAGCCGGGCCGCCTCCCACTCGGTGTCCGCCGTCAAGGTTTTGACGATGTAGAAGTCGGCCCGCTTCGGCCAGTCCTTCTCGCTGTCGTGGACGGACAGGGTGGCCCGGCCCGGGATGCATTCCCGCACCATGGGCGGCACGGAGGCCTTGGGCCCCCACACGCTGACCCGGCCCAGTTTCAGGTCGACGGACGGCTGGTAGCTGGGCATCAGATGGTCCCGAGCGCACCGAAGTTGGGCATCATGGGCTCGCCTGATGCCTTGCCCCACAGGTGCAGGGCGTCGGCCCGGAGGTTGACGTGCTCGTCCTCCGGTGCGAACACCTGGTAGGCCCAGCGCCGCCGCCCGTACACGGCCCGGTGCAGCAGGCACAGGTCCTCGTAGGTGGGTATGCCTGGCAGGCTGATGCTGGCGTGCAGGTACTCGGTGGGGTCGCCCAAGGCGTCGGACTGGGACACGATGATGGAGCCCATCCGCCCGTCGGGCATCATCACGGTCAGCGCGATCCCGGACGGGCCGTAGTTCAGACGCTGGCGGATCTTCACCCCCGCAGCGGCCAACTCGTCGAAGAAGCTGTGGTTGAGGGCGAAGGGCAGGACCGGGGTGACCGCGGCCTTACCTTTGGTCATCGGGTCTCCTTGTGGATGTAGGGGCCGGTGAGGTCCCGCCAGGTGGTCTGCGGGACGTAGTCGGCCGGGTAGCCCCACACGTCGTGGTCGCTGTAGTCCTCGACGGCCGGGGTCTGCCGCTCCCCGCAGGTGAGGCACTGGGTGTACTGGTCGAAGGTCTTCCAGGTGTGGGCCCAGAAGTGCATGCAGAAGCTCTCGCGCTCGACGCTCATCCAGCGACCCACACGGCCAGGACGCGGGCGTGACTGGACGGTCGGGCGCATTTGGCGTACCCGATGCGACGTATCAGCCGGGCCTTCGCCGCCGCGGAGAACACCGCGCCGACGGCATTGTTCCGGTTGGTGCCCTCGGCGGGACGGGGCAGCCCGACCAGCCGGACCAGGTCCTCGGAGGTGAACGCCGCCCCGGTGGCGACGAGCGCCACGATCCCGGCCCGGGCGACGTCGGACCAGTCGGGGACGGCGTTGCGGGCCAGTTCCATCCCCGAATCCTTCAGCGCCTCCCCGTCCGGGTCGAACAGCGGGTAGGTCACGTCATCACGCCTTCCATCGCCTCGGCGATCGGCACCAAGCAGAGGAAGATGCGGTCGACCGCCTCGGTGTAGCTGTCGGGTACCGGGGACAGGGACAGGATCTTCAGGTCGATGAGGGCCTGCAGGACGGCGTCGCCGACCTTGCGCAGCGCAGCGTTCTCGGCCCGCAGCCGGTCCAGTTCGCTGGGCACCGGGGGTCCGGCACCCAGCGCGTTGACAGCCTGCTGGGCGCGGGCCGACCGGGTGAAGGCGTCCATGAACTGGTTCAGGTCGTCAGGCATCAGATGCGCCGCACGACGGGGCGGTCGCCCGCCACCAGGCACAGTTCGACCAGGGCGCCGGGCAGCAGCGCATCGGCCTGCTTGCGGTCGGGCACCATGACGCTGATGGCCTGCAGTTGCGCGGGGGTGAGCACCTTGCGGGCCTGGTTGACGTCCCAACGCCGGGCCGGGCGGGACACGGTGACGCCGACGCCTTTCACGACCTCGTGGCGTCCGCCGGGGCCGAGGATGCTGGCGATCTCGCCTGCGATCTCGCGCTTGCGGTCCTCGTACTTCTCCAGCGCGGACGAGACGTCCAGGTATTCGTTGACGATGTCGTCGAGCAGTTGCCTGTGGGCGCGCTCGGCGAGTTGTTCGACGGTCTCGGTCATGATGTGGGCTCCTTGAAGGCGTCGTAGGTGCCGTTGGATCGGATGAGGTGTTCGATGGCGTCGACGATGGCCAGCAGGGCGTTGACCTGGGCGCGGGCCATCATGATCTGGATGACTGCCGTGCTGGCGGTCATCCGGGTGGAGTCCATCTCCATCTGGGCGAGGGTGTAGTGGTCCTCGGGGTCGGTCATCGGTCTGACTCCCTGTGTCGGGTTTGGGCGTTGATGTGGACGAGCACGTCGTGCCAGCCCGCCATCGCCCGGTAACGGCGGCGCCGTCGATGCCAAATCTTCATACGTGAAAGCCACGACATTGGGTTATCCTTTCCTCGGAGCGCAGTGGCACTTAGGCCCCGCAGTGGTATGAGCCCGACCGGTTTCATCCGATGGATCGGTCACCGGCCTCACTGGGGGGCCTTCGTGTTTTCGCGGTACTCCCACACCTGGGGGGCGGACAGCAGAAACGGCCCGGTCGCCGTGTCGAGCGGCTTCCAGGCCGTGAGTGTCCCTCGGTGGATGAGTCTGCGGACGGTTTGCGTGCTGCAGCCCAGGAGGACGGATGCCTGCTGCACCGTCATCGTGGACTTCGGGGGGGAGTGAGTCATCCGTCGAGGCTATATATATGTGTTGCAGCTGCGACAGCCCCGAACGGGTGATTTTGAGGACTACCCCTCGCGCTCCTTCGCAGCAGCCTGCAACTGCTTGACGTACTCGACCGGGTCCGCACTGATCACCAGCGTCTCGCGGGTGATGACCGTGTCGCCGTCCGTCAGCCGCTGCACCCGCTCCAGCTGCTGCAAGGTGCGCAGCAACACCGCGGCTGCCTTCTCGTCATGGCCCTTGGTGCCCAACTCCCACCACTCGTTGAGGATCACCTCGTAGCGGTCCACCTGCATCTGCAGGGCCTCCGCCAGGTGGGTGACCGAGGCGTTGCGGGCCGCCTTCTGCAGGTAGGTGGACACCGCCATGGCCGCCGAGTTGCCGCTGCCGTAGCCGGTCTTCTTCGCCACCTCCGGCCAGGCCACCCCCGCCATGCGCAGCTTGTAGGCCTCGAACGGGGCGTCGAACGGCGCGTCGCCGTTCAGGCCCGCCATCTTGTCGCGGTCCGCGTCGCTGATCTCCCGGCCCTTCGCCGAGATCGCCACCGGTCCCACCGTGGCGATCGGCTCCACGCCCCGCTTCCCGGCGCCTACCCGAGCCATCTGTCCACCAGGTCGGTGATCCGCACGCCGGTGGCGATCTGGAGGCGCATCTTCTCCCGCTGCTTGCCGCTGGTGCCGCCCCACACCCCGTAGCGCATGTCGTGCTCCAAGGCGTACGTCAGGCACTCCAGGTCCACCGGGCACACGGCGCACACCCGGCGGGCCGTCTCCACCGCCACGATCAGGTCCTCCGGCGCCTGCCGGTCCTCCGTCCCGAAGAACAGCGGCTCCGACAGGTCCAGCGGCAACTTGCGGCACAACGCCCGGCCATGCCAGGACGCCTGGGAGTACCGGGACCGTGGGGCCGGAGGGTCCGCGTCAGGAAGGTCCGGCAGGTCGGCCGCTGTATCGACACTCCCAGGCGTCGACCAGTGACGGTATCGGATCGTCCACACCCCGAGCGCGATCTGCACCCGGTCCCCGGGGCTGTCACCCTCGGGTGGTGCCGACAGCCATCGCATGTCGACCGACACGTCAAGCACCGGACCCGGGTGGAATGCGACAGGGTCCGCGCCGAGGGTGGCGAGCATCGAGGGTTCCCCTAACGGGTAGCCCGAAGCGTGATGGTTCCCTCGGCGTCCCGCCAGGCCATCAGGTCCGGCTGATCCACCACCGCGCTGTCGGAGACCTGAATCTCATTGCTGTGCGAAAGCTGCTGGACCATCTCCACCAGAACGGCGAGGACTTGGATAGTCACTGCGTACTCGACTTCCAGGTCGCACAACCGCTCAACGCTTTTGAGTAGCTGGTCGTCACGCTTCACTAGACGTGAGGGTAACGGATTGATGATCAATCAGGCGCTACGCCTCCGAACCTTTCGCCAACTCGGCGACCCGGCGGGCCTTCCCCTCGTCCAGTTCGGCCTCCACGGCAACGGCCATGTCGAGCAGCCGCACCGACTTCTCGACCTTCCCCGCCTCCGCGTACTCCTTGCCCCGCTTCCGGTAGTCGCGCACCCGCCCCGCCAGGCGACGGCGGTGCTGCAACTCCGATGCCGTGAACATCCGCTGGCGACCCCGCAGTCCGCCCTCCCGTCGTGTGGTGAGGAACTGACGGATGTGCTCGACGCGATCCGGTGTGTACAGCAGTATCTCGACGTCCTCGTAGCTGGCCCGGTGGGTGGCCCCCAGGTTGTCCTCGGGGTAGGTCTTGGCGAGGTAGGACAGCATCGACAGGGTGATGCCGAGGCTCTCGGCCACCTCATATCGCAGGAAGAAGGGGTGTTCCAGCGATCTGACCCACTGGACCATGGGGTGGTCGGCGTACGGGGACCCTAATCTGGGCATTCCTGAGACTCCTTGTCTCCCAACGGGTCTGGCGACCCGAACGTTGCATTACTGCACAAAAGGATGCTACAATAGAGATATGCGTTGCGGCGTGCCCAAAAACAGGGCCGCCGGGGCCCACGGAGCAGATCTCCGTGGGCCCTTCCCATATCGGGGCGCACACCCACAAGCCGTCCGGCTCACCCCGGGCGGCTTTCGTGTCTGGAGAGGACACTGCAATGTTCAAGTTCCACCGCAGCAACGGCAAGCACGTCGCCGCCGAGCACACCTGCCCGCTGGCCGTCACCCTCCCCACCGTCGGCCGCCACGTCGACGCCCGGACCACCGCGAAGTTCATCGTGGCCGGTGCCAAGGTGCAGGCCGAGGCGATCATCGCCGAGGGCAAGGCGCAGGCCGAGTCGGTCCTCAAGGCCGACGCGGAGTTGCGCGTCAAGCTGGCCCAGATGACCGCTGACGCCAAGGCCGAGGCTGACGCCAAGGCCAAGGCGCAGCGCGACGCCCAGAGGGCGGCGGACAACGCCATCGCCGACTGGCGCTACGAGGCAGCCCGCGCCGACCGCCGCGAGCGCAAGCACCAGGTGCGTCTTGCCAAGGCGCAGAACGCCACCGCGGCGATGAGGGCCGCTGCCGACGAGAAGATCGCGGCGTTCAACGCCCAGGCCGCGAGCGCGGCAGCCGCGAACGACACGATCGACCTGGCCTTCCAGGCGAGCGAGATCCAGATGCTTGCCGAGCAGGTTGCGAAGCTCGCTGGTGACCTGGCTGCCAAGCAGGTCGAGAAGGACCTCGCCGACCTGGCGATCCAGCACCTGATCGACCGGACGGTCCCTGCGGCCGCCTGAGACTTGGCGTGGCACGGCACGGCTGGGCTTGGCCTGGCGTGGCGTGGCCGGGCAAGCCATGGCTTGGCAAGGCATGGTTTGGCTGGGTCCGGCCTGGCAAGGCACGGCGCGGCAAGGTAAGGGTCCCTCGCAAGGGGGACAAGTAGTACCCGCAATACAGCAGCCCCCCAGCATCCGTGCTGGGGGGCTGCTGGCGTTTTTCGGCGTATTACCCCCAGGCCAACCGGTCTGGGGTCCCTGCGTTTCTCCTGAGAGGAGAAAGCAGTTGAGCGACACCAGTGGTATCCAGCCCTTCTTCCAAGGCCTGGGGTCCTACCTCGGCGACTACGTCCGCCAGGCGACCGAAGCGTCCTCCTTCCACGTCGGTGACGGGGTGCGCTACCACGGCTCGAAGGTGGCCGACCACGGCTACTGGAGAGTCCAGGCCGTCCCCGGCAATGGGACGGTCGAGATCGGGCGGCGCGGGGAGCGCCGGTACCTGGTCGTTCGGCCGCAGTCGATCGACAACCTCCGCGACGAGGTCTGCCGACACTGCGACGCTGCCGAGGTCTGGCACTACGCGATGCGCGTCGACGACATCGTCGACGGGGATCTGCCGGTGCAGGACCTCTGCTACTCCTGCGAAAACAGGTAGCAAACAGCAGCAACGCTTCAAGCCCCCCGGCCGCTCGGCCGGGGGGTTCCTGCGTGTCTGGAAAGGACATGGCAATGAGCAACACCAAGAAGCACCGAGGAAGGTTCGCCTTCCTCCTGGCGGGCATCATCACGGCCCTGCTGATCGCGTCGGCGTTCAGCGTCGGGTGGGTGTCCAACGCGGCGCCCGACCCGGTGCTGAGGCCGCAGCCCGCCGTCACCGTGCTGACCCACACGGTGCCCACCACCGTGCCCACCACCGTGGTCCACACCCAGGTGGAGACGCAGACCAAGACGGTGACGCGGGTCAGCGCCTACTGCGCGGCGGCCATCGCGGATGCCGACGGCATCCAGGCCGAGTGGCTGCAGGTCGCCACCGACATGGGCAACGCCACCTCCGACATGGTCTACGGGGGGGCGAACGCCGCCAGCAACAGCGAGGTCGAGTCGGCCACCGCGCTGTTGAAGAAGTTGAACGACACCGACATCCCGCAGTACACCGCCGACAAGATCAAGTGCCAGGCGGGCGAGTAGCACTCGCAGTTTCAAGCCCCCCGGCCGACCGGCCGGGGGGTTCCTGCGTGTCTGGAAAGGACACTGCAATGCCCACAGAAGTTCAGCAGTTGAAGGCCGAGCTTGATGCCCTGCGTCTCCGGGTCATCCGGCTTGAAAGCACCACCCGGGGTATGCAGCGCGGCATCACGGCGCTGAAGGCGGTCGACAAGCCCGACCTGTCGGTGGTCGACTCCCCGGACGTCGAGCACATGGTCAGCCGTCTCGCCGGTGACCTGGCGAAGCGCCTGGGGCTGACCGACATCACCCTCACCCCGGAGCAGCGGGAGGCGGAGGTCCAGTCGCGCCGCGACATCGAGCTTCGCGGGCTGCGGGTCGTCAACGAGCAGCTGCTCGCCGAGAATGCGAAGCTCCGCGGCGACATCGAGTACCTGCGCAACGAGGCGTCCAGGCTCCGCGGGCTGAAGCTCACCGCCGAGGACGCCCTGGCCAACGATCAGCATGTGATCGAGGCGCTGCGCAAGGAACTCCGGCAGTTGACGGCCGAGACGATGCGCAGGGTCAACGCCGACAGGCTCGTCACCGAGGCCCCGGTCCTGACCGACCCGTGGGAGGGTCTGACCGACCGGCAGCCCCGCAGCCACGGCAAGCCGGTCCGCGGCTGATGAACCCCTACGAGCAGGTCAGCTTCCGCCTGGCCGTCGGCGACGTCGTCCACCTGTTCCTGCCCCAGTCGAAGCTGACCGGGGTGGTGGACAGGATCGAGCTTCGCCTCGGCGGGCTCGACTGGACCCGGATCCACGTACGGGTCGACGCGGACGGCGTCACCCGCGAATACCCCGTCGGGATGGTCTTCCCGGCGGGCTGCTAGTCCGCAAAAAGCGGTACAATGGAGGAGTCGCGTTGCGGCGTGCCCACTTTCGGGCCGCTGCGGCGCGATTTCTCGTTTCACCCCCCGGCGACCGTCGGGGGTTTCTTCGTTTCTCGGGAAAGGGAAACAGCAATGAACGTCCCAGCGCACCACCTCAGGACCGGCCTGATCGTCGCCGTGGTCATGGCGATCATCACCGCGATCTGGGCGGCCGTGTTCGGCCTCGGCCTGAAGGAGAAGCAGTCGTGATCAGGATCTTGGTCGTCCTCTTCATCATCTGGGTCTTCGGCGATAAGGACCGCCCCGCCGAGCGCAACAACGACTGACGCATTCGGCGGGGCCCGGTTTCGACCGGGCCCCTGCCGTGGGTGCCAGTCACACCCAAACGGCCCCCCAGCACTCCCGCTGGGGGGCTTACTTCGTTCCCACGAAAGGGGAACAGCACCATGAGCAACGCATTCACGCAGTACTGCCAGGCCCTCGGCAAGGGTCTGGGCCAGGGCACCACGGCGACCTGGCGCCAGACGAACACCCTGGCCGGGTTCGCCCAGGTCGTCCTCACCCCGATGGCCATGCGCCCCGCGGTGCTGGTGGGCAACCTGGCCACCAACGTGGTGATCCACTCCACCACGGCGTTCAAGGAGACGGCAGCGGTCCGCAAGGCCGCGGCGCCCGTCGCCGCCCTGCCCCAGGCGGCTGCCGCAGCCGCTGGCGCCCAGGCCCAGCCTGGGGCGATCTTCATCGTCCCGCCGGTCAAGACGGCCAGCGGGTCCTGAAGTACCGCCGGGGGGCCGCCTGGCCCCCCGGCACCCTTCGTTCCCACAGAAAGGGGAACTTGCACCATGTCCACTCCATCAACACCCACCACCGGCCCGGTCACGCTCATCCCGGCCGGGTCCATCGAGTGGGGCGTCATCCAGCAGAACGCCAAGGACGTCGTGGCGTTGCGCGCCGAGGTCGCCCTCCTCAAGGAGGCCAAGGAGATCCGCGACCGCCGCATCTCCTGGCTGGAGTCCACCCTCGGCGAGAAGATCGCCGAGGTGGTCGCCCTGCGTCGGGAGGCCGCAGTGGCCGGGCTGTCGCTCGACCGCTACCGCGGGCTGATCGACAGCCTCGCCGCACTCAGCAAGGCGCAGTCCCCGGAGACGGCCGCACCCGCGGCTGCCTCCTGATCGACACCGTGGGGCGGGGAGCGCATCCCCGCCCCACGGCCCCAACCCACCAACTCCAAGGAGGAGTGATGCGCAACCCGTTCCGCAGCAAGGCTGTCGCGTTCGACCCCGAACCGTGGCGGCCCGGTGAACTGTTCACCGAGTACCGCGCCGTCGTCAGTTCGTTCGACGACGACAAGCAGTTCCCGATCGTCTCGGTGTTGGCCGCCAACGCCGAGCAGGCCCAGCAGGCGATCACCCACGCGGTGAACGCCAAGGCGCTGGAGATGGGTGTGAGCATGGACTACCTGCAGGTCCAGATGCTGGCCTCCCCGGAGGTCGTCCGGGTCTGGAACCAGGACATCAACACCCGGTCGTGGGGCGTGTTCGCCACGCCCGCCAACCACGCCGCCATCGAGGCCCCGAAGAGGAAGGCCTCCTGATGACGACCCCCCGGCGGAAGCTCCCCAAGATCAACCCCGCCATGGCGATCGCCGGGGGGATCGGCATGGGGGGACTTGCCCCGGTCCGCCCCCGCCGGTCCCTGGGGCGGGTCAAGGACGCGGCGTTCCAGCCCGTGGAGCGCAAGTACGTGGACGTGTCCGACAACCCGCAGTGGCTGGCCCTGGAACCCCAGCTAGACAGGGCACGCAAGGCCGTGGAGCGCTGGGAGGACAAGGAGGTCGACGCCAACACCGCCATGCGAGAGATCGCGGGCGACCAGGATGTCGAAGGCCTCCGGTTCCGCCTGTTCCACAGCCACCCGCAAGGTCCCGTCAACCTGGAACTGCTGGCCGCCCACTTCGGCGTCAGCATCGGGTTCCTCGACAGGTTCCGGGACCCGCGGCGGCACAGCGTCACCATCCAGCGCATCGTCGGGCGGAGGCGGAAGCGATGACCGAGCACGTCTACACGGTCACCATCACCCACCTCACCCTGGAGGCGAAGGAGGCCGACGCGATGATGACGACGGCCATCGAGGCGCTGGGCGGCATGCTGTACGAGTACTCCGGGGGCCTGGCGGCGTACGAGGTGACCGGCTTTCGCCACGGCGACGGCGAGGTCATCGGGTACGTCCACGACCCGGACGAGTTGGAAGATGAGGAGGGGACATGAACGCCGCCCCCGCTGCCGATACCGGCGGCCTGTGCTGGGAGCAGCTGCCCAGCGACCAGGCCGCCGCGCTCGTCCTCGTCGACCTGTACCGGGCGCACCTGTCCACCAGCGAGTCCAGCCGCCGCTACCGCATCGTGGTGGCGGCGTACAACCAGTGGCTGGGCGCCGTCAAGGTGATGGGCTTCGTCTGGCACCGCAGTCCCGACGACATCCGCGATGCGGTCATCGACACCGTGATGGCCGTCGGCCGGGCCTACCACAGCGACGACAAGGCGCAGTGGCAGGACCGGGCGATGTACGGCGTGCTGGGAAAGCTGCACCTGCACGACGACTGACGCAGTCTCTGGCCCACCCTTCGGGGTGGGCCAGGGGTCTGCGATTTTTTGCGTTTCCGGGGAAAAGATGATCTTGAACCCTCCGATTGGTGTCGGAGGGTCGATTCATGCTGTCCGGAACCACCGGCAGCACCCGAAAGGAGGGCCGCTGTGACAACAGCGAGTCCCGAGCGCATCGGAAATGCGCACACCGCAGTAGCGCGAGGTGCCGAGTTCGGCGACATCCTCGCGTTGCTCAACAAGCAGCAGGCCAGGAAGGTCGACATCGTCATTCCTGGCAGCAAACTGCTCGTCCGGGACGGCATGCTCGTCGTCGCCGACGACGTCGTCGACATGAGCGACGAAGGGGTGACCCGGGTCGGCGGCGAGTATTGGCCCACCACCTGGTTCGACGCCCACGTCGCCGAACGGTTGGACATTCCTGTTGCCTATCTGCGCCGCCTGCGCAACGGCAGGGAGATCGTCGGCACCAGGGGTCGCAGCCGCACCCTCGGCCCGCGACTGGACCTGTACGACAGCAACGTCAACGGGTTGTTCCGCGGCAACGACGACGTCCCGCCGGACCTGCGGAACTTCTACGCCCGGCTGCTCGTCCCCGACGACCAGGACACCAACGGCATCGCCTACGCGCTGATGTCCTCCAAGTACTGGAGGCTGGACAACTACGACGCGATCATGGCCACCCTGTCCGGCATCCGCAAGGCCGGGATCGACCCGCTGTCGTTGCACATCTACGGCGACCTGTCGGAGACGAAGCTGTACCTGCACGTCCACGCGCCGCAGGTGCTCACCGCCGCACCCGAACTGCTGCGCAACTACCGCAGCCCGTTCGACATCCAGGGCGAGGCAAGCAAACGCCAGGTTCCGGCCTACACGCTGGAGCAGAGGGTGGCCATGGGCCGCCAGTGGCGGGAGACCCACCGGCTGGACGAACACATCCAGCCCGGCTCCGAACCGCTCGTCCACTCCGGTTTCCTGATCACCAACTCGGAGATCGGGCAGGGCCGCTGGTCCATCCAGAAGGAGATCGTCTTCCTGGCGTGCACCAACGGGATGACCTTGACGGCGGGCCGTTTCGAGCGGCGGCACGTCGGCAGCGACCAGGAGGAGGGCCAGGTCGAATGGTCGGCGGAAACCCGTGACGCCGAGTTGCAGTGGATCGTCTCCTCGACCGCCGACATCGTGGCCGATGCGCTCAACCCGGAATCCCTGGAGAACACCGTCACCGCCCTGGAGCAGAAGGCGGGGCGCACCGTGGACGACCCGCGACGCACCATCGCGGTCGTCGCCCAGAAGCACCTGTTCAACAAGGACGAGGAGGAGGCGATCCTCCGCCACTTCGAGTTGGGTCAGGCCTTCACCAGTGCCGGTGTGGCGCAGGCCATCTCGTCCGTCGCCCAGATGTACGAGGACCCGGACCGGGCGCACAAGCTGACCGACGCCGCCATCCCCGCGATGGAACTCGTCCACTCCCTGAGAAGTACCGGGAGTCGGGCATCCCTCTGAGACCTGGCAAGGCCGGGAGAGGCCGGGCGAGGCATGGCTAGCTTTGGCACGCAAGGGCGAGGCTTGGCTTGGCTAGGCGTGGCAAGGCGTGGCTAGGCGGGGAATGGCAAGGCGAGGTATGGAATGCCGAGGCGGTGCATGGCCGGGCTAGGCCAGGTTCGGCGCGGTATGGCTCGGCAAGGCATGGCGAGGCTCGGTTGGGTCGGCCATGGCGAGGCAAGGCTAGGCGAGGCGCGGTGTGGCAAGGCGGGGTTCGGCAAGGTCAGGTTCGGCGTGCTCCGGTTTGGTATGGCCAGGTCGGGCTAGGCACGGTCGGGTCCGGTTCGGCGGGCCTGGGCATGGTATGGGCTCCCCGTAAGTCCCTCATTTGGGCCGGGGAGCAAACAACAAATCCCTTGAGAGGAAAGGATTTTCGCATGACAGGAGGACCATCAGACGGGGCGTACGAAGTCCTGAACACGATGCTTCACGACATGCTTCACAGCCCGGGGGCGCAGGCCACGTTCAACATGGACACGCCGATGGCGACACTCATCGACACGTTCGATCTGGCCTTGCCGCCGGACTCCGACGAGAACTTCACCTGCGATCTGTGCGACCAGGTACACCGGGAGGGCCTGGACCGCATCGTCACCGCATTCGAGCCTGGCGAGCCACCCACCGACGGCAGCCCCGGGTACGTCAAGATGATCGCCGCCGCGGGCAAGAGCCCCACAGATCTGGCCATGGAGAAACTCGACCGACCGAGGGTGATCCTGGTCCTGTACTCGTGCCGCAACTGCTCGCTGGAGATCCAGCAGGGGATGGACCGCCAGGAAACCTTCTGAGACGTGCTGTGGCATGGCGTGACTCGGTGGGGCGAGGCGGGGCATGCTTTGGCGCGGCGAGGCGGGGCTAGGCGTGGCCAGGCACGGCGCGGTTCGGCTCGGCGGGGCGAGGCGAGACATGGCAGGCCAAGGCAGGGCACGGTGCGGTTCGGCTGGCCATGGCTTGGTGTTGGCACGGCTGGGCTCGGCAGGGAATGGCTAGGCCTGGTTTGGTGCGGCCGGGAGTGGCTCGGCTAGGCAAGGTCGGGTTAGGCGTGGCTCGGCGTGGCAAGCCTTGGCGCGGCGCGGTGTGATCAGGTTGGGTGTGCCGCGGTTTGGCTTGGTCGGGTTAGGCGCGGCGTGGCATGACTTGGCTCGGTGTGGCTCGGCATGGAAGGCCAGGGCACGGTTTGGGTTCTCCGTAAGTCCCTTCGGGCCGGAGAACAAAGGGGGATTGGGGGGGGCGTATACAACCTCGAAACTCTTTGGGAGAACAAGAATGACGAGTACGGAAACACAGATACGTGCAGTGTCTGACGCACCGTTCGCAATGACGCCGCATTTGTTGCGGATGCTGCGCGAGCGGCCTGTCGGGGTCCAGCGGATCCTGCGCAGGACCGACACCGGGGAGTTGAGGGCGTTCCTCGACCCCACCGCCGCAGACCAGGGCTTCTGGACCGCCCTCCCCGTCTGGCGTTCGGCGGAATGGCGCTACGACGACAGCCGCTGGCTGGCCAGCACCGGCAGCCTGTCGTCGCCGGAGAACCTGGTGGACAACCTCGGCTGGTTCGACGTCCCGATCGTCTGGGCCATCACCGAGACCCCGTACTTCGCGGAGTTGCTCGCGGCCCGGTCGGACGACACGGTGCTGGTGATGGGTGACCCGCGGGACGGCGAACTGCGGTGCTACAAGGAGCGGAACTGGGACGAGTACCCCGCCCAGAGCGGCTGGCAGGCGTGGCCGACCGTCCGCGATCCCCTCAACCGGTCCTACGGCCCGGATCTCAACTGGCTGACCCACAACTTCGGCGCCGTCTCCCTGCAGCAGGTCAAGGACGCCGGTTTCATCAAGGTGTGGGAGAAGGCCGAGGAGAACCCCATCCTCGTCGAGGTCAACCCGGAGGTGAACCGGCTGCAACTGCGCATCACCGACCTGGAGTCCACCCTGGCCACTCTGCGCACCCAGAACCAGACGCAGCAGCGGCGCCTGGAGCAGATGTCCAACGACCACGAGCGGTTCAAGGAGTTGGTGTCCTCCACCGCCACCAAGTACGCCCGGCGGCACGACTGGTGCTCCGTCGTCGACGAGGCGCTGGAGGAGATGGGACTGGAGAGGGAGCCGGTCAGCTTCAGCGGGGTCATCAGCGTCCGCATCAACTTCACCGCCAACCGCACCGACGGTGAACGTGGCACCCCGAACGCCCGTGACGTCAACCGCTGGCTGTACGGCGAGGATGACGTGCGTGAAGCCATCGGCGAGAACCTCAGCCTCGACGAGGATTACGCCGGTGACTTCGAGATCGACAGCTACAGCTTCGAGGTCATCTCCACCTCGTAGTGCGCTACGCAGTAGCAGCCCCCCTGCCACCCGGCAGGGGGGCTTCCTTGTCCGCAAAAACACCTGAAAGGTGGTTCTGCTGTGCCAGACGTCGACGACGAAGACCCGTCACGACACACGTACGAGAGCCGGGAGATGGCCGAACGGGAACTGGCGGGCTGGTTCCCGCCGTCGGTCCCCGAGGAGGCCAAACCGGAACTCATGCGCATCGCCATCGTCGAACACCCCGGGCAGGAACCCCTGCGCACCCTGTGGAGCATCCACCCGGAGTTCGTCTACCTGACGAACCCCGAACTGTGGATGCTCGTCACCTGGATCACCGGTGACGAGCGTTCCCGCGGCAGCCTCCGCGGGATACCGCTGCTACTGGTCCAGCTGGCAGCGCTGCGCGATCACCATGTCGCGCTCATCGGGCAACTCAACGAACTGACATCCAACCAGGAGGCAAACACCATGACCGAACCCATCAACGTCGACCCCAGCACCGTGATCCATCAGGGAACGATCAGCATCGCCATCGACTTCCGGGCAACCTTGGCGCCCACCGAGTTCCTGGAGGGCGACGACATCGAGGAGGCGCTGAACAAGTTCGCCGACCTGGAGGCGATCAAGAACGCCATCAAGGCCGCTCCCCGGCTCGACGGCATCTCCATCGAGAGCATCTCGTTCGGTGCTCAGGTGGCCAGCTTTTTGACCAGCTGACCTTCTGACGTGGCCAGGGCTTGGCAAGCCGTGGCGGGGTCGGGTCGGCCGTGGCGTGGCTAGACAGGGCCGGGTTTGGTGTGGCTCGGAATGGTGCGGCGAGCCAGGGTTCGGCTCGGCATGGCATGGCCGGGTTCGGTGAGGTATGGGGCCCCCCAGCCTTCGGGCTGGGGGGCCATCCTCGTCGCAGGGGGGTTGCGGCGAGGCTGGCTGAGGCGCGGCGCGGCGGGGCAGGGTCCGGCTTGGCCAGGCATGGCTGGGCGAGGTTGGGTGTGGGGTGGTTAGCCGAGGTCCGGCGCGGCTGGCTGGGGTTCGGCGGGGTGGGGCTTGGTCTGGCGTGCCCAGGCACGGTGAGGTATGGGGCCCGCCACGGGGGGTGTGGCGAGCCATGGATAGGACTGGCAAGGCTGGACCTGGCGGGGCAAGGTCGGACAGGGCAAGGCGTGGCCTGGTGCGGCTGGGTTAGGCACGGCCTGGTGCGGCTAGCTTCGGCGGGGCGTTGGCTCGGCATGGCCTGCCGTGGAAAGGTTGGCCGAGGCAAGGCGTGGCAAGGCGCGGCGAGGTGAGGCCTGGCAGGGCAGGGCGCGGCGAGGCGGGGCAGGCCACGGCGGGGCGAGGTGTGGTCAGGTTCAGGTGGGGTCTGGGTCTGGCGTGGCAGCGGCTGGGCCAGGCCCGGTTTGGCCAGGCGCGGCGTGGTATGGGCCGCCCGTAAGTCCTTAGCCGCCGGATGCGGCTAAGGCCGGGCGGCGAAACAAGTCTTCCTTCCAATCTCAGGCTAGGCATGCCGAGCACAGGCATGGCCTGGATAGGTGCGGCGCGCTGCGGTTGGCCGTGGCTCGGCAGGGAAAGGCTTGGCAAGGCGAGGTATGGGTCCCCAAGGAGAAGCCTTGCGGGACAAGAACAAAGGAGCACGCCGTGGTTACACGGAGCCGCAGTACCGCAGTGAAGCCGGACCCGGAGCCGAACGCTCTGGACGGTGATGTGAGCGACTCGGGCAACGCCACGTACGAGGCCAACCGGCCCTTCCGGGCGGCCGTCGAGATCACCGGCGACTCGGTGATCCTGTTCCACCGTTGGCAGTCCGACGCGGTCGACGCGAAGGCCGCTGCCGCCAAGGGGTCCCGAGCGAAGAAGACCGATGATGTTGATTCTTACGTTTGGGAGAACGAGAACGGGGTGCTGTGCCTGCCCGGCGAGTACCTGCGTTGCTCGCTCACCAACCCGCAGAACGGTGCCGCGAAGTACCTTCAGGACCCGCGGTCCCCCCGCAAGTCGGCCTTGGATTTGTTCAAGGCTGGTGTTGTCAGCCTCACCGACCTGGCCCCGATCACCAAGGCGGACGGCACACCGGCCGAGGGCTGGGACCACCTGGACCGCCGCCGCGTGGTGGTGCAGAGGTCGGGCGTCACCCGCTCCCGGCCCGCATTCGCCACCGGCTGGAAGGCGGAGATCATTTTGATGTCTCTGCTGCCTCAATACATCAGCCCGTCATTGCTGCGGACGACGCTGTCCGACGCTGGGAAACTCGTTGGGGTGGGCGACTTCCGGCCCACCTTCGGCCGGTTCAGCGTCACGAAGTTTGAGGTCCTCCAGGACTAGGCGAGGCTGGGCTGGGCATGGCGCGGCTGGGCGCGGCAAGGCCTGGCTAGGAATGGCAAGCCGGGGCGCGGCTAGGCGAGGCTGGGCGGGGTCAGGTGGGGCTAGGTTCGGCGTGGCATGGCGAGACATGGCTCGGCTGGGCAAGGCGTGCCTTGGCAAGGCGCGGCGCGGCTGGGAAAGGCAAGGTCGGGTGGGGCCTGGCGAGGTCCGGCCGGGTATGCCGAGGCTCGGTGAGGTATGGGTTTCACCCTCGGGTGAGACGAGAAGTATTGGCCTGCTTGCGTTCTCGGTTTTGACCCCATACAATGGGGACATGCCTTCCGAACAACTGGGCGCCGCTGAGGCGAACACCAGCGGGAGGCGAAGCACTGGATGTCCGTTGCGGGGTGCAAGTCCCCGGTTCCTGCAAAGAGCCACGGAGTCCGGTTCGACCTAGAGGCCCCGCCTGATTCGTCAGGCGGGGCCTCTTTCGTTGTGTGCCCGGCAGCATTCCCGCTGCCGGGCTTTCGCATTTCTCCAAGGAGGAGAGCATGACAACAGCGGTTGTGAAGAAGGCAAAAGCGGGGACCGTGCTCGTCACGGCCGAGATGTACGCCGTGATCCGCGAGACGAAGAAGGGCCACGTCAAGGTGGACCTGATGCTCCGCCTGCCGAAGCCGAGCCAGCAGGGACTGGTACGGCTGTGCCGCCGCACCTTCTACGCCTACGGGCACACCGGCTACCGGTCCCAGGACGCACAGCGCTGGGCTGAGGCGGAGGCCTGGGCCAACGCCCGGCTGTACGCGCTGAGCACCGGCCCACGCCGCCAGTTCCTGTATCTCACCGGGGCGCAGAACTGATGGCCGGGATGATCACCAGGCTGGACGGGACGCCGCTGGACGAGTCGGACTCGGCCATGGTCGCTGCGTGGTTGGGCAAACGGGCGGTGCAGCGTGGCCCCAGGGTGGGGGACCATGTCGAGTTCGCCGATGGCAAGACCCTGGTCATCGCCACCCGCTGGGGCAGCGGCATCCAGGTCACCACGGGGGGGACGTTCTATCTGCGAGACAACGGCAGGCTCGTCTGCGAGAGCCCGTCGTTCCAGTCCGTCAACGACCAGGGCCTCACCCGGTCGGCCAGGACGGTGTACACGAAGGTCTGGTTCTACCATCGCGGCGAGCCTGTCGCGGGCGGTGGGATCGAGATCAATGTTCCTTCACGGTGCTACCGCTCTCCGACGCGGTCGCCGAAATAATCCAACAGGAGAAGTTGAATGACAGATGTTGAACCGCCGCTCGCACAGGTGATCCGGTTGGTGTTGGGGGAGGCGGCGCACGAGTCGACCCCGGAGGCCAACCCCAGGGATCGGATGTTGGTGGCGGCGACCCTGCTGGTCGTCGCCATAGTCGTGGCGTGGCCGAAGGACCGTCCGGCACCGGCACCGGTGGCAGCGGCCTACCGGTTCGGGCAGGACGTGTGGACGCGCCGCGGTTGGTGGATGAACTGATAGCCCTCGATGCCCCCGGGTCCGCCCGGGGGCATCGCCACATCAAGGAGGAACAGATGGGAAGACACAGCGCACCCGAGGGTGCGGAAGAGCCCGACGTCGTGACGGTGCTCTATCACGGCAGGCATCGCAACGAGGAAGCGAACGCCGCGGAGGCGGAGGCGAACCACCGCCTGTTCCAGTGCGCCTGGTGCCTGCTCGGGGACGGTGACGGCCGGGACTGGGACACCAACCAGGAGTACGCCAGGGCGATCTACGAGTTGGTCGGCGACTTCTTCGAGTTCGACAAGACCGAGGTGCCCGCCCTGCTCAAGGCGGGCCGTTACATGAACGCCGAGGGTCTGGACTGGCTGCTACGGCTGCTCCAGGACGGTCGGCGGTGACCTACCCCAGGAACAGCCCGGACTTCGCCGGGCCTTGTCCCCGCTGCGGCGGGGGTGTGCCCAGCGACGGGCAGCCGGGCGCCTACCCGGGGGCGCTGTCCCGGCTGGACAACAAGACATACATCTGTTCCGGCTGCGGGCAGCAGGAGGCGCTGTACAACTTCTTCCACCCGGGGAGGCCGCTGCCGCCCATCGACGAGCAGGTGCTGGTGTGACCCGCATCGGCAGCCTGCTGGTGCAGGACGTGGACGGCACCGGGGTGGTGATCGTGGACGAGTCCTCCGGTGACGAGGTGTTCATCCGGCTGGATCGTGTGGAGGCCGTCCGGGACTCGTTGAACCGCTTCGTCGACGCCTACCGGGAGCAGAGGCTCCTGTGAGTGACCGTCATCCAGTCAATCCGATCATCAACGCCGTCGGTGTCTACTCGTGGACCAGTCAGGCACGGCAGTACCCGAAGCTCGGCAAGCCGGGGATCGGCTACTTCCCGGGCCCGACACCGCACGGAGTCGTCGACTGTCTGCTCTGGCGGGACACGGCGGGCCACCTGCGGGGGATCTTGAACCACTATCCGTTCAACGCTCCGCACCTGGAGCAGAAGGGCAACGTCAACGTCTGGGTCCAGCCCGGCTGGCAACGCCGGGGGATCGCCACCGCCCTGGTGCAGGAGGCCCAGGCACGGTGGGGCGTCAACTTCGCCCAGCAGCGTTTCACCACGGCCGGGGCCGCCCTCGCGGATGCCCTGGACCCGGACCCGAGACCACCCGCGCTCCGCGGAAAGCCGCGGAGTACCCCAACCCAGAAGGAGAAACAATCATGACCGTCCTCGATTTCCCCAAGGGGAGGGTGACCGCCGTGGAGGAGCCGCCGTCACGCACCCGGCGGGTGCTGGACTACCTGGGCCTGTACAGGGCGGGCGACTGGGTGGCGCTGTTCCTCATCCTGGGCCTGGCGGCGTTCCTGGCGGCGCTGTGGATCAGCCGGTGGGCCGCATGAGCGCGGCGAGGAAGCCGCGGACCACCTCGATCGAGACGGCCGTCAGCCGGATGACGTTCGAGCAGCTGGAGTGCCGCGACTTCGGGCACTCCTGGAAGCCTTACACCGCAAGGCTTCTCGGCGGTCGCCTGGGCGGCTACGAGTTCACCTTGATCTGCGACCGGTGTAAGACGCAGCGGTACCGGCAGATCGGCCGCACCGGGGCGCTGGTGAAGAGCAAGTACGCCTACGAGCCGGGCTACCTGATCCACGGGCTCGGCCAACTCACCCGCGAGGACCGCGACGAGTTCCGGCTCGCCACGGTCGTCGCGGTCATCAAAGGGCTGCAGACGGAGGTCTCATGAATGTTCCGCCCCAGATGTAGGCCCGGACACCCAGCAGGGGTCCGGGTTTTTTGTTGTCCCGACACACGAAAGAGAAAGGCATGACCACTGGAATCAGGCTGTTCGTCTGGGCTGCCGCCGCCATGGCGATGTTCATCGTGGCAACCCTCGGCAACGACGAGGAGCCCAGACCCGTATCCGTCTACATCCCGGATCCCGACCCGGAGATGGAGGCACTGATCGTCGATGGTGTCTAATCCGCGGCCCTTCCGGGACGCGGAGAAGACGGCGGTGGACGTCCTCCTGGAGGGCGTCACCGTCGCCGAACCCCTGCTGCTGCCCCCCGTCGTCGACGTGTGGGCAGCAGCGGGGGCGGCGGACCCATGGGCGAGAGCCAGGCCCGATCGTTGGGCCAGTGACCCGTGGGCCGCCGCGAAGGTGGACCCGTGGGCCGCCGCTTCATCCCCGACCAGGACAGCCGTCCTGGTCGACCCGTTCCGCTGGGTGAAGGCGAGGCTTCACGGCACTCGCCCTCGACCCCAGGTGACGATCGTCCTGACGGCGGAGAGAGGCCGACCCACACCAGGCGGTGGCGTGCTGTGGCTGCCTGCAAAGGAGTTCTACGACTGCTACGAGTACGAGTGGGACGACTCGGTACTCCCGCCCGGGGGCGTGCTCGGCCTCTCGGAGGCAGCGGAGAGCGCACACGACACCGGGGAGTGCGGCAACGACGACAGCGACTACTTCCTGTACGGGGTGCCGATCAACGGCGAGGTGGAGACCCACCAACCCTGCGACTGCGTGGCATGCGAGGAGTTCGGACCCCAGCCGGAACTCCTGGAGCATTCCCGGATCCTGCGGGCCGACCTGGTGGCCGAGCCGGACGAGTTCGCCAGCAGCCTGAAGTTTGCCGACCTGCACCTCGCCCGGGAATGGGCAGGGTTGAGGCACACCCCAAGCCGGGAGGAGGTGCTGTACGGCATCCTCACCGATCCTCTGCACGGCGTCGGGGCGGCGGCCCTGGATTGCGTGCTGTGGAACCACCCGGAGGATTACGGCCGGTCCGGTGAGCACATGTGGGAGTTGCTGGAGAACGTGGAGCGGAGTGTCTACATCCGCAGGGCCCCGGTGGAGTCGTTCATCCTGCACGAGGACGACCTGCACCATGGGACGGAACTGGTAAAGCCGAGGTGGGCGAGCACCTACATGTTCCGGCTGTTCGGGGACTATGTGATCGACAAGGTGGAGTACACGTCCGACCCGACGATGACGGTGCTGTGCGGCTGGCGGTCGTTGTGGTTGCGTCCGGGCGACGACACCGATCTGCCCGACTTTGCAAAAGGCTGACCCTTTGGGGGCCGCTCCTTCGGGAGCGGCCCCCAGGATCGGCCCTTTTTTTGTGCCCAAATCCAGGTGATTTGTCCGTTTAGTGCTTTATCGGGTTGACGAGCCGCTTCAGCTTCGCCTTCTTCTGCAGTTCCAGCGCCATCTTGTTGGCATCGGAGGCCACCACCTTGATCTGTGCGCCCGCGAACGACACCGTGCTGTCGTTCTTCTGCACCAGCTGACGCAGCAGGCCCTCCTCCACCTTCAGCGCGGGCACGATCGCCGCCGCCAGGGACTTGGTCAGGATGCTGGCCAACTGCTGCGCCGTGGCCATGGCGATGGTCTGGGCGGCCGGAGTGGTGGCGGCGTGGGCTGCGGGTTTTGCGGCAGCGGGATGGGCAGCCGCTGGATGGGCCGCCGGGTGGGCAGCCGGATGAGCGGGCCCTGCGTTCTTCTTCTTGGCGGCGTCCTCGGCCTCCTTCTTCTTGTTGGCCACCTCGGCGTCGTGCTGGCGCTTCGCCGCCACGGCCGCGTCGTGCTTCTTCTGGTTCGCCTCCTCGGCGTCGTGGCGCTCCTTGGCCGCCTTGTTGTCCGCGGCCTTGCGTGCCGCCAACTCGGCCATCTCCTTGCGGCGCTTCTCGTCTTCGAGGTACCGCTGCTTGGCCTCGTTCTCCTTCGCCTTCTTCTTCGCCGCGTCCTCGGCCGCCCGCTTGGCCGCCTTCTCCTTTTCGTCCTTGCGCTGCCGCATCTCGTTCCCGGCCTCGGAGAACTGGCCGCCGACGAGGCCGCCCACGGCGTTCGACATCAGGTTGCCCATGAACTTCTCGCCGGTCATGTTCAGCGGCAGGATCAGTTCGTGGCCCGCCTCGCCGACGGTCGCCACATGCTGGGCCATGGTGATGCCGCCGGTGGCGTGGCCGGGACCGTGACCGGTGGTCCCCCCGGACGGGCCTGATGCGTAGTGGGCGGGGTCCTGGTCGTGACTGGTGGCACTACCGGGCTGGCCGTAGTTGACGCCGCCCGCGGCGGGCTGCGGCACCTGGGCGGCGGCGTTGCCGATCGCCTGGGCGGCGGTGTTGATCCAGTTGATGTAGTCCTGCACGGCCTGCGGTCCGTACTCCGCCAGCTGACCCTTCGCCTGGTCGGCCATTTGGATGAGGCTGGAGTTCAGGTTGCCGGTCACCGACTGGAAGGAGTTCTTCAGATCCTCCCCGGCCCGTGTGAGGGTCAGGTTGTACTGGGTCTCCATCTGCGACATGGCGATGCCGTGGTCGCGGGCCGCCTGCGATTGGGCGGTCGAGAAGTCCTGCTGCATGTCGGACAGGCTGCGGGTCTCGTCGGCCTTGGCGTTCTTGCGGGCGAGCAGGAAGTCGGCCTGCTGGTCTGACATTGACCGGTGGAAGTCGTCGACGGCGTTCTTCATCTGGGTGGAGAAGTCCACCGCCTGGTCGGCCAGGGAGGTCTTCAGGTCGTCCTTGGCCCGCTTCGACGTCTTGGCGAAGTCGGCCTCCCCGTCCTTCAGACTGGTCTGCAGGTCGGTCCACTGGTCCTTCAGGGACTGCTTGAAGTCGGCGCTCTCCCGGGCCGTGGTCTTCCGGAAGTCGGATGCCTCGTTGGCCATCGCCACCGCGTGGTCATGTTCGGACCGGCCCAGGTTCTTGGACTGGTCCTGCTGGGCCCGGGTGGTCTCCTTGACGAAGTCCGCGTACTGCTCCTTCATCGACAGGGTCAGGTCGGCGGTCGCGTCCTTGACGCTCTGCTGGTAGTCCTGCCAGGCGCGGGTCTGGGACTTCTGGAAGTCGGCCAGCTGACCGGCGTAGTCCAGGTTGCCGAGGTTCTGGGTCAGCTTCTGGGTGTCGGCCACCCTCGTCTTGACCTGGGCGTTGATCTGCCCGACCGTGTTCGGGTTGCGCTGCATCGACTTGATCAGAGCGTCCAGTTCCTGGGCGTTGGCCGGGTTGGCCAGGTCGAGGGTCTGGATGGTCTGGAGGGACACGCCCAGCGCCTTGGCCTTGTCCAGGTTCTTCAGCTGCTTCTCCAGGGCGGCGTTCTGTCGGGACAGGTTGCGCAGCATCCCACCGGCCCCCACGGTGGCCTGGCGCTGGATGCGCTGCATCGGGTTGTAGATGGCCTGGGCGGTCTTGGCAGCCTGCCGCTCCATCTGGGTGTTGAAGTCTTCCTGGGCCCGGTTGCGGTTCTTGTAGTAGTCGCGCTCCGACCGTTCCTGGCTGATCTGGAAGTGCTCCAACTCCCGGGACTGGCTGGTGTGGAAGTCCTGGGAGGCCCGCAGCTGCTGGGTGTTGAAGTCCTCGACAGAGCGGGAGCGGTCCAGCTGGTACTGCGTCTCCTCCCGTTGGCGGCTGGTGTTGAAGTCCTCCCGGGACCGCGCCTCCTGCTTGTCGAAGTCGCGGGTCGCCCGGTTCGTCTGCGTGTGGTAGTCGCGCATCTGCCGGGTCCGCTGGGTGGTGAAGTCCTCCTCCGCCCGGGCCTGGGACTTGTTGGCGTCGCGGATCTCCCGGGTGCGGCTCAACTCGTACTGGTTGGTGTTGCGCTGCTGGGAGATCCCGAAGTCGCGGTAGGACCGGCCGCGCTGCGTGTAGTACTGCTGATCGCTGCGTTCCTGGCTGGTCTGGAAGTCCCGTTCGGTGCGTGACCTCTGGCGTCCGTACGACAGGGCCTGGTCGGCCATCTGGTTGTTGTAGGACTGGTCGGCCTGCTTGACGCTGGTCTGGTAGTCCTGGTAGGCGCGGGTCTGCTGGATGCCGAAGTCCTTGACCGCCTGGATCTTCTGGTGCGCCTGCTGGGTCAGGTCGCCCTCGCCCTGGGCCACCTGGATCACCGCGCCTGGCACCGCCGCGGCCTGCTCCGTCGAGGCACCCGGTGCGGTCCCGGCGGCGATGGCTGCTTTGCCTGCGGAGATCGAGTCGATCGCGTTCTGCAGGGGCGAGAAGTTGACCTGCGCGATCTGCTGCAGCTGCCCGGCGGCCTCAGCCGCCGCGTTGGACACATCCTTCAACGTCCCGGACAGGTCCTTGGACATGCCCAGGATCAGCTGCTGGGCCTGCGCCGCCTGGTTGGGCCCGGCCCCGGCCTGCTTCATGGCGGTGCCGAGGACCGCGGCGACGGCCGCCTGCTGGACGCCCGGCTGGCCCGTCTGCGTCACCGCGGTTGCGATGCTCCCCATCGGGGCCAGGGTCTGTCCGAGCCGACCACCCATCTTGGACAGCTGTGCCAGGTCCGTCTGCTGGGGGGACGTGGGCGACGGCAGCGGAGCGTTCTGGGGTGCCGTGACCCCGGCGATCAGCTGTTCCTTCGTCATGTTGTGGTCTTGCAACCACTTCTTGCCGCTGTCGGAGTTCGCAACAGCGTTCGCCCAGGCAACCGTCCCCTGCTGGCCGGTGTCGAACAGGGACTGCACCATGCCGCCGGTGGCCTGCGACCCGGGGGTCCTGTACTTCTCGTTCAGGTTGTAGGAGTACCGCTTGTCATTGGGGGCCAACGGGTTGATGAGTTCCGCCGTGCCCTGCTGGGTGGAGTATCCGGCCAGCGCCTGCTGCAGTTGGTCACCCTGAAGTCCGAACTCGGTCGCCAGGGAGCCCGCGCCCGTCTGGATCCGGTTTCGCTGCGTCGTGTCCCGCCCGGCAGTGGCCTTTCCCATCATTCGCAGGGTGTTGATCATCTGCGCTGGTGAGGCCTGGTCGGTGACGCCGACGGTGCCCGCCTCGATGGCGGCCGTACCGCCGGTGAGCAGGCTCTTGAAGATGTCCGGGTTGCCCCCCTGCCCGGCGGCGGCGGCGCCGAACAGGGAGAAGTCCGGCTTGGAGGCCGCAACCCCACCCTTCTGACCCATCTCGTTGCCGAACTCGGTGAGGATCCCCTGGGCCAGCTTCTTGCGACTGTCGGCATTGCCGATCCCGGTCTTGTCGACGGCCGCAAGAACGTCGGTGCTGATCTGCTTGCCCTGCGTCCCGGACATGTCCGGGTTCTGGATGCCCAAGCCCTGCAGGTAGGTCAGGGTGTTCTTCTTGATCGCATCCTCGTTGCCACCGGCCGACGCTACGGCCGTCCCCAGGCTGGCGTCGACCATCTTGTAGTCGCCCCTGCGGGCAGCGGTGACGTCCTCCGGTTGCAGCTGCAGGGACGTCTTCAACGGCACGTTCGCCATCGCGGCCAGCTTGTCGGCGGCTATGGCGGCCGAATCACCCAGCTTGGCCAGGTTGGAGGACGTCTGATCCAGCGCCTGGTCGTATTTGGCGGCGGGGTTGGCGGCCTGCATCGTGCCCGCGTCCATCGCAACGTCCTGCTGATGCCTCTTCACCGAGGACTGGATGGCACCTACGACCCCCATTCCAGCCATTGCGCCCACCCCGATGAGTGGGTTCTCGGCGAGGAGGCCCATCGCACCGCCGATGCCCTTGGACAGCCACGACGCACCGGTGGCCGCGCCCTGCACGCCCCGCAGCAAGCCCTTCCCGGCGACCCCCATAGGAGTCGTCGGCAGCTTGCGAGCACCGGCACCGGCCAGGTCGGCGACGGTTCCGGTGAGCGTCTCGGCCATCTCGGGTCCGGCCCGGGCTAGGCCGCCGCGAAGCTGCTTCGCGTTCGACTTGCCCCCGGAGACGTCGACCCCGGCGGCCTTGAGTTCCCCCGTTCGGTCCAGGCCCTCGGTGTTGCGTTCCCGCATCGGGATCTGGTTTGACTGCAGCACCCAGTTCGCAACCCCGGCAACCTTGTCGCCGAGGCCGCTGCCCGAGATCGTGGGCATCTTGAACCCGGAAGTTGCGGCCGCGGCACCCGCCGGAGCCGCCTTCGTCGCGGCGGCCGTCGCGGCGGTCGCTGCGGCAGCGGCTGTTGCCGCATTGGTCGCCGCGGCGGCCGGAGGCTGGCCTCCCTGGCCTTGCTGCCATCCAGCGCCCCAGGCCCCGCCGACGCCGCCGCCGAACAGCTTGCCCAGGAACCCGCCGAAGCTGCCCCCGCCGCTGGTGCCGCCCATCAGGTTGGGGTTGCGGCGGCCCAGGTCGAATGCGGCAGCGGTGTGCCCGGACAGCTTGCCGCCCACGAACCGCCTGCCGTACGGGTCGGCCATCAGGGCGTCGGCCTCGTCCATACCGCCTGCGACAGCAGCGGACACGCTCTGCCCGGCGCCGATCGCCTGGCGCCAGGCGGCCTTCTTGCCGAAGGCGTACTTGGCAGTCCCTGCGGCGGCGGCCAACCCTGCGTGGGCCAGCCCGAACGCAGCCGGTACGGCAGCCACGCCGACTGCGGTGGCGGCAATGCCAGGAATCGGGCCGAGCGCCTTCAAGAAGCTGTCGAGCCCACCGACCGCCTTGCCGAACAGGTCGACCAGGGTTGTCAGCGGCTTGAGCAGGGGGTCGCCGATGATCTGCGCCAGGTCGGTGAACTTGTTGCGCACGCTGGTCAGCGAGTCGGTGAGCCCCGACATGGCCGCCTTCGATGCGGTGTCCAGTTGGTTGCCACCCTGGTAGGCGCCCTGCCCGACACCCATCAGCTGTTGGATGCCGCCGGTCTGCGCCATCTTCTGGATGGCGCCCTGCACCCGGATGCCACCCAGGTCCTGGCTGAAGACGTCGGCCCGCGCCCCGCCCTTGGCGATCTGGTTGAAGATCCCGCCGGTGGCCTGCAGTGCTGACATCTGTCTGAACTGCTGCTGGCTGACACCGAGGAAGCCGGAGTACTTGCTTACGTCGCCGCCGGAGGTCTTCAGCTGCTGGATGGTGGACAGCAGGGAACTGAAGGCGTTCGCGGCGACCTGACCGTCCGCACCGGCCTTCTGGAACGCTGCCGACAGGGCCAACGTCTGGCTCTCGGCGACGCCCGCCTGGCGGGCGAAGGGTGCGATGGCGGAGGCGAAGTCGGTGATCGACTGGGCGGAGACACCGGCCGTCTTGGACAGCACCAGGAGTTCGTTGTTGAACTTCTCGATCTTCGAGGTGTCCAGGTTGCCCATCTGCTTGGCCAGCGTGATGCCGCTGGACGCAAGGGAGGTGGAGTCCTCGCCGGTGGCCGCGCCCATCTTGGTGTAGCTGGCGGTCAGCCGGGTGATGTCGGGGGCCTTGACGACCCCCATGTTGCTGATGGCGGTGGCCAGCTGGACGACCTGTTCGCGCCACACGGGGAACTGGTTGAAGACGCCGGTGAGGCCCGCCTTCAGCTGGTTCATGTTGGTGCCGGTGACGGTGGCGGTCGCCGACAGGGTGCCCAGCTGGGACTCGAAGCGGGCCGCCACGCCCACCGCGGCACCGAGTGAGGCGAAGTCCCCCACCGAGAAGTGCATCAGCGTCTTCCCGGCCCGCTTCGCCAGCCCCTCGGCGTGCTGCGCGGCGACGCCCAGCGCGGAGGCCAGCTGCTGGGCCTGGGCGGTGGCCTGCTGCATCCCCTGGGTGAAGCCGGAGACGTCGGCGTTCAGGTCGACGGTGACGGCGCGGGAGACCTGGCCGCCCATGCCGGGGTCGGCGAAGGACTGCGAGAAGGGGGAACTCATGACTTCTCCGTCAACCTGCGTTGCGCTGCATGGCGTCTCAGCGTCTCCGCCGAGTTGTCGTTACGTGCCAACTCGATGGTGATGCCGTCCATGTTGCGGCCCGGGTCGGAGGAACGGGCCGCGGCCTTCATGTAGCAGCCGGGGCAGTACTTCTCCACCGGCTCGTACGCCCGGCGGTTGCCGCCCGCCTTGGGGTCCCACTCCCAGTCGGCGGTACCGCACATGATGCAGCGCGCCGCCTTCTCAGCCATGAAGGCGACGAGCTTTGCCTTGTCGACCGGGTCCCATTTCAGGAACTCGGAGTGGGGAATGCCGTGTTCGTTGCAGAACTGAAGCTCCAGGAAG